TTAGAAAGTGTTTTGGTTGGGACTAATTACGAGGGCAGATATTATTACGAAGTAGCTTTTGTAATGAACGGGAAGTGGGTATGCCATAATAGTAAACCCATCTATTGGATGCCCATCCCGTCTTTCGATGATATACTCGAAGCTAACAGGGATGTACTTGAACGAATTAAAGAGAAAGGGGACTAATATGGAAAGGTACAGAATCATACGAGGAGAAGGGTACAACGGTTGTATTCCCATAATAATATATTGGGTACAAGTCAGAAAAGACAAACGTATTTCATACGAATGGGTGAATGTAAAGGGCTTTGACACCTATAAGAGAGCTAAAGAGTTGTTGAATGTTTTAAAATGAGGAATTGATTATGAGCAAATATAGATACAGAGAAGTAAAGAACTATATCCATAACGAACTAAAGTTGACTAAAGAGGATATAAAGGATATAATAGTTTCAATCGTGAAAGAGGAAGTTAAACGTATCTTCCATAACACCTATGGGGACGATGTTAATATAGAGAGGTGGATTCGTTGTATGGTTTCTGACGAGATAAAGAAAAACGGTGATTTCTTAATGATAAGAAATTTGTGTAGGGAGATAATTAAGGAGGAAATTGTCGATAGGTTGTCAATTGATATAAGCCTTAAAAAGAAGGAGGAATAATTATGAGTATGTTTACGTTAGAGAAAGTGAATCAAGCGATCAATATGGCAGTTGACGAAACATCTAGAAAGGCAGTTGAAGTTCTTTCGTCTGTATTGGACAATTGGGTACATGGCGGTGATGCAGATTGTATCATTGCGGAGTTTGAGGAAAAGTTAAATGAAGCAATTAATGGATAAAAGATGATGGGTGTATAGATGAAAACCATGAAAGGAAATATATTTGACAAAATAAGAAAAGCATATAATAAATACATAGAGTATATGATTGCTTGTGATGATATAGCCAAAGAAGCACAAAAACATATAGATTGGGATGATAATGTTTCATGTGAATATTATCCGTCTGATGGGATATGTATAATGATAGACGAGCATGTTTGTTATGCTAATACATTCTTTGACTTGGTAGAAGAATCAGAAAACGGTATGATTGATAGGAAAACGTATATGAGAAATTGTATTTGATTATGAAAGTAAATAACGGAATAATAATAGACGGAGTGTTGCATGAATTGTGCGTTGGAATATGTGATGAGTGCTCATTACAAAATGAGTGTGATGATAGTTCAGAAATCATTTGCGATATAGCTTATGAAAACCCAAACATGGACCAGTGCTTTGTCAGTCGTGGGAAAGTAACGGATATTAAGATAGATAAGGAGGAATAATTATGGGATTTACAACACCGTGTTTTATACGCAAAAATACACAGGAACTTCGGAGAGGGCTGGAAGAATTGGGGTATTCACATGGTAAGCCTAAATATTATGCAGATGATGATAATAAGTATGATTTTATTATGTGTCATAATGGAATATTCTTTTTACTATCCCAAAAGAATCATGTGATAAGAAATGGGCATCCTTTGAAAAAATATGGAAGTGTTGATTGCGGAACGAATGAAGAACTATTCCTGGCTATCGCTGCATTGAGGGATGATAGTAACTACATGCAGTGGTTTATAGCAGATTCCATTCTTAGCGTTTCTTATGGCGATTCTATTGGTAATGATCATTATTTCACAGAACTCAAAGGCATTATGTTCTTTTGGGATGAAAATTGGGATAATGCAACCATTATTTTAGGACGTTATCACAAGGCCACCGTAAACGAACTGATTGAACATTTTAAAACAAAGGAGGAAACAATGAAAGCAAGAGTAAAATCAACAGGAGTTTTGGTAGATGTAACTCCCCAATTAAACATCAACTCTCAACATAGCAAAGATTATTTATATGTATGTGATAACATGGTTTACAGAGAATGCGAACTTGATTTTTCAGCTATTGACTGGGAACAGAGGCGATATGAACTAGCGAAAGCTGCCATGCAAGGATTTTGCAGCAATTCACATGAACAGGTAATGAATGCTAGTTTAAATATGACAGTAGAATGGAGCCTTGGTTTCGCTGATGCGCTAATAAAGAAATTGAAAGGAGAATAAAATTATGACCGAAGAACTTGTAACATTAGAAACAGCAAAGATGCTGAAAGAGAAAGGGATGTTTACAGATATAGAATTTCCTCCGCAATCCGTTGCCCAGAAGTGGTTACGTGAAACCAAAAATATTCATATATGTGTATATAACTGTGCTTGTGGCTATGGATACGAAATATCTAAAGCTGACAATGGAACTCATATAACCAGTTCTGTTTATGAAGGACCTAATGATGGTGGTAAATGGGATGTCTACGAAGACGCACTTGAAGCTGTTTTACAGGAAGCATTAAAATTGATATAAATATGAGCCTTAGGCGGCTTTGTAAAACCCATATAAACAATGATGAAAAGAATAATTACTGTCCAAGACATGATTGACGAACTAATGTTAGTTGTCAATAAGGATGCTGAAATAAATATCGTAATGAATACAGGAGATTATCAAACTGAATACATTCCTGATCTATATGATTTTTCTGTCATTGATTTTACTGATGTACATCCTGATGATGGAAACTCGGAAAATAAAGTGGTAATAGAAATGTTTCGTTAAAAGAGAAATAAATAACACTCAAAACATAAAAGAAATGAATACAACTTTTGAAAGATCGTCTAATAGTACCGATGAATGGTACACACCGAAAGAAATTATAGACGCATTAGGTGAATTTGATTTAGACCCATGTGCCCCCATGCACCCTCTTTGGCCTACTGCAAAAATCATGTACAACAAGCAGGACAATGGTCTTATACAAAATTGGGGGGGCGAATTTGGCTTAATCCTCCGTACTCCAAACCGCTTATGTGGCAGTTTGTAGAGAAATTGGCAGAACACGGCAACGGTATAGCACTACTTTTTAACCGATGTGACAGCAATAAGTTTCAAGACATCATCTTCAAGAAAGCAACCGGTATGATGTTTTTGAGGAATCGAATAAAATTCTTCCGTCCAGACGGAACTCGTGGAGATTCTCCCGGCTGTGGTAGTATTCTCATCGCTTTTGGTGAGGATAATGCGGAGGTAATAAAAACTTGTGATATTGCAGGTAAGTACGTTAGAATAAATTAGAGCAGAAATGGAAATGTTTGCTTGAGTGTTGGAGAGAAGAATTAAAAGAGATGAATAAAAGATATTGTTGAACTTTATGAGATAGATAACTAATTAAATTTTGTGATTTGATTTTTATCAAATAGTAAAGTGGCAATATCTATCAGTTTAGATATAATCAAAATGTCAAAGGAAAAACAACATATTCCACCATTTACCTTTATTGACCTATTTGCAGGTTTGGGAGGTTTTCATCAGGCGCTTAGTGCGCTTGGTGGCAGGTGCTTGTTTGCTTCTGAATTGAAAGAAGACTTGCAACACCTTTATAGCCTTAACTTTCCTAATGTGGTGATAAAAGGTGATATAACTAAGGTTGACATAGAGGAGGACATTCCGCACCATGATGTGTTGTGTGGTGGTTTTCCATGTCAGCCATTCAGCAAAGCAGGTAATCAAGAAGGCTTCAATGATGCACAAGGACGAGGCAATATGTTCGATTACATCATGAAGATTGTTCACCATCATCGTCCAAAGTTTGTTTTCTTGGAGAATGTGGCCAATCTCAAAACCCACGACAAAGGCAATACATGGAAAGTAATCGAGAAAAAATTAAAGGACGCAGAGTACCTGGTTTACGAAAGCATTCTGTCACCTCATGAGTTTGGATATCCGCAGCATCGTAAGCGTATCTACATTGTAGCCATACGTGAAGACCTTCGTATGCCTGAATACAAATTTCCAGAACCAAATAATGCAGTATGTGACATCCATACTGTCATTGACGAGGCGGATACCAACGTACAGATGATTAAGCAGGAAACCCGTCATCAACTTGATATTTGGGAAGAGTTCCTGCATCACGTTACAGAAAGTGGACATACTGTTGGTGGCTTTCCTATCTGGACAATGGAATTTGGCGCAACTTACAATTTCGAGGGTAAAAAGCCCAAGCTACAGTCGGTTGCAGAGTTGAATGGCAAGCGAGGAAAGTTTGGACAAATCATAAAAGGCTTAACCATAGAAGAGTGTCTTGCTCAACTTCCCGTCTATGCCCAACCAAACAAACGTGAGAAGGAAGGTGAAACTGAATTTCCTGATTGGAAAAAGAAATACATACGCCTGAATAGACAATTCTACGAAGATAACAAGACGTGGCTCAAACCATGGATGAATAAAATCAAGGATTGGCAAAACAGCCACATCAAGTTTGAGTGGAATTGTGGCAAGGCTGTGGAGTTTACTCTTGAAGACAAACTCATCCAATTCCGTGCTTCTGGCATTCGTGTTAAGTTGGCGACATTCGCACCTGCCTTAAATTTGGTTGGTACTCAGATTCCTATTCTTCCATGGATAGAGGGCACACCGAGAAAGGGGTCAAAGGATGCAAGCCGAGGACGATACCTGAGTGTCAAGGAAGCAGCCGCATTGCAAAGTATGGATAGTATCCGCTTTGGTTCGGATGAATTTCAACTTTCCAACACTCGTATTTATGAGGCATTAGGTAATGCCGTGAATGTACAAATCGTAAGGTTAATCGCAGAAAAATTCCTGAGTCATGAGTGAACATAAGAAATACACCAGCATCAAACTGAATGCGAGGGTTTATAACACATACAAAACTCGTCCAAATACTATTCCTCATGCATTAGGCGAGTTTATAGACAATGCTATTGGCTCGTATCAGCAGAGAAATGAGTAAAACAACAATTTATTATCTATTCCTAATAGCAATGTATATGCTGCTAGGATAGATGGAAAGGAGAAATATGGATAAAGATAAATTCAACAAAGCAATAGAAATCAACAATAAAATAGAGGAATACAAAGATCATAAGATGGCACTTGAAAATTCTAACATAAAATATGGTGGTGGATTGATATTTACATACAACAGAATGCACAATGATGTACCATTAAAGGAAGAAATTTTTGGTAAGAATTTCCTTCAGTGCTATATGTATGCTTTGGATAGTAAGATAAAAGAATTACAAAAAGAGTTTGACGAATTATGAAAAAAGATATGAGTAAAAAAAGAACAATGCAAATAGACGTAATTGAGGAAGTAAAAGGAACTCAATTCATGCAATGCAAACTGTATATAGATGGCAATGCGAGTGTTATTCTTATGCATAAAATCGATTATGAAAGGCTGAAAGAAGAAGGAATCTTCATAAGAGATGGCAAAAGTCAAGATTCAGCCGGAGTGTTGAATACAACCAATACTTTCATTGAAAAAAAATAATACTCAAAACAAGAAAAAAATTAACAAAGAAGAATTTCAGACAAAGAAAAATGATATTGATTCAAAAATAAGGGAATTGAAGAATCAGAAAATTCAGTTGGAAAAGAAATACATTGAATCCAACCAAGTATTCCCTATTGGAAGCAAAGTCTGTATAACGTCATGGAACAATGAAAGGATATTGGTCCCCGAAGCGAAGAAGTTAGCCTATATCGCAGATTATGAGATTGATGATAACGGAGAGGTTGTTCCATCTTTAAGACAATTGGATTACAATGGGGGTATGTCAGCAATACCTTTATTTGTTAATTTAAAGAAGGCTATAATTGAAGGAATTAAGGAACAAATATGAATAAGATAGAAAAATTGGCAGGACAATATAATGCCGCCTTTACTTGTTTGACAGTAATAGAAAGTGAATTGACCAAAGAATGTCAGAAGTACGTTTCGTGGGATACCGTTCAAGTAAGCATTACTGGTGGCGGTGCTCCCATTGTAAAAGCAAGGAATGAGATAGACGCCGTTCCTTTGGAAGATTTTGTAGACCATGTTAATAAACATGGTAATATGACAGAATCCGCCTACGGACATTTGGCTTGTATTTGATATTTAAAACATAAAATTATGGCTATTATAGGAATTGACTTTGACGGAACAGTCGTGACACATGACTTTCCTAAAATCGGCAAGGATATAGGTGCCGTGCCTGTATTGAGAAAATTGGTTAATAACGGACACAAACTTATCCTGTTCACCATGAGAAGTGATATTGATGATGTTACTTCCGATGATTACAACATACATAAACAGGGAGGGAAATACCTGTCGGAAGCCGTACAATGGTTTACGGACAATAACATTCCCCTGTTCGGTATAAACGAGAATCCTGAACAGCATACATGGACACTATCACCCAAACCTTATTGTCACATATATATTGACGATGCGGCATTGGGATGTCCGTTGAAATATGATGTAAACCTGTCAAACAGACCGTTTGTTGATTGGATGGAAGTAGAAAACATTCTTATAAAAAGAGGACTTATAAAGAAAGGACATCATACTGGGGAAATGCCCGTAAGATAGCACAGATTCCATCATACATGTATCCGCAAGTCAAGGATAAGGAGTGTTATGTTTTCAAAAATCTTGAATTATACCAAAGTTTTAACTGATAATAGAGAGGATAGGCAGTTAGCCTATCTTCTCTTTTCGTATTTTCTTTTCATTTTCCTTCTTTCTACCCGTGACATACCCATGCTTTGAGCAATACCGAACAGGATTTCCTTTTCCGAATCGTTAAGCATATCATACACCTCTTCTTTGCTTTTTCCGCTAATCATAGCCATAAAAATCTTTTTCATAATGATTTATTTTAGTTTTTTCTTACAACAATCGCAAATCTCGTCTTTTATAGGTTTTGTAAATAAAGCACCTACATATCCTGCAAGGTATCCGGCTTCTTCTGATGAAGGCTTTATGCCATAATGATCAATTATATGACCAATCATGTGTTGTTTTTCATGCTCCAGTGTATTCATAAATTCTTCATCAGACGTACTGTGACTGATAATAATTACAGTGCACTTATTGTTTGAATACGTTACACCGTAATTGTATTTTTCAGTCTTTATCTTATCCGTTATCCTGTTCAGCAAATGAAAAGGACAGCCAATATATTCCAGTCTGTATATCGCTCTTAAATAAGAGTATTTATCCACAGAATAGAATACATCAACCGTCCAATCATATTCCTCAATGTATAGTCTTTGGCGTACCATAGCAATCAGATATAATCCTCCCAAGAGAAAGGTGTTCCACAGGCTATACACTTTGCGTAATACTCGTCAAGAGCACGGGTAGGGCTTCCGTCAACATCGTCAAGATAGTCTTTTACAAACATACAGGCATATTGCTCATTGACTATGGATGAACCCATATAGTCGGCACGTACCATATTCAATACATAAACCTTGTTGTATTCCACATCATTCTTCAACTCAACATTGAATTGCTTCATTAATGTTTCCACTTGATCCTTGTCATACGGGTGTATTTTGTTTCCGTTCCTGTCTTTCATTTTGGAAACGGCATATTCACATAATTTCTTAGAGAAGTTCCATCCGTGTTCTGCAAGATATTTTTCCATTCCCGAAGGAAGTTTCTCATATACATCTAATCTCGTTCTTTCCATAGCTTTTGTTTTTAAAAAGATAGCCCGTAGCAAACCACTACGGGCTTAAACCAATTTAATTAGCGTCTACGTCTGGCGTAAGGACCAGTACCTTTGACTCCGCGTCTTTCTCCGTACTCATCATCATCATCCCACATTCTTTCGCCATAACCGCCTCCACTTCGTCCGCCACGTCCGCCACGTTCACCATAGCGATCTTCCATTTCTTCCATAGCGTCACGATAACCTTCTTTATACGCTTTTTCTAATTCCCGGTCCATATCTTCACCTTCAAAGCTACGGCCCATTCCATATACTTTCCAACCCATAGTATTTATTTTTTATTGTTGTTATTATTATTGTTTGTATGTTGCACGTCAGGCAATTTGATACCAGAAGCAGCAAGTTGTGCAAGTATATCCTTTATCTGTGACAATTCACCTTTAAGTTCCTTCATCTCCTTGTCCTGCTGTGCCTTTTCGGCAAATGCAGGATTCAATGCTGTAAGCATCTCATCGCAGCTTTTGATTACTTTCTGATGGTATTCCACAGATTCCACAACCCTTACACTACTTATTTTCATTGCTTCTATCTCTGCATTGATGGCATCCTTGCTTTCCGATACAACCACATTTCCGCCTACTTGGGAAAAGTCTGCTATACTAAGATTGGCTGGCAACTTTTGAAAATCAAGAGTATCATCTCCAACCTTAACTTTCACATCCACAACCATTTCATTTTGCGGAAGAGGATATGCTGTATATCCGTTCTGATATTTAGGGACAGGATTTGAAACACTTACCACAGTGCCCACATCACATCTTGGGTTTTCCCCTTTATGCAATATGAAAAACTGCTGTCCTTGTCGTATTGATTGAAACATACTTATAACTTTTTAATATCATTTTACAGTGCTTCTAGCCTGTGCGGCAGTAGCAGGTGCAACGATATGATTAACTACTTGAAATATCCCATTACATTTGTCGTAATAGACAAAGTATTTATTCCCCTGTGAAATTTCACTAGACGGAATCTGATCTCCCGAACCGTTTACCAAAGGAACCTTGCTTGTGGATGTTGATGTGGTATTTGTCAATGTAGTAGCTACAGAAACAAGATACGCATCAGACCCAGCAGCAGGAACATGATTTACGCTTAAAAGCAAAATACCTTGATTTGGCAATCGTCTGAACAGACACGGGTTAATACCATAGATAACCTCTGAATTTGTCGTATCTGTCGTTACAGAAGATGTCCTAACAAACGGTATTCCTCCAAAGTCAAGTCTATGTACTCCTTTAAAACGGTTAGCGTTATATCCCATCATATAAGGATTAAAAAAATAACTCATAACTTTTCCCTTTCTTTAAAATTTTACTATTTTTGCATCGGGATAGATAGGAGTGATCAGCCTATTGAAAAGGGTTCGCTAACGCCCTTCCCTCTTTTTTCTATGTTAGCATCACTAAAACTAGTTAGCAATGACAAACGAAGAATTTATTAAGAGCATCTCCTTGGAAGGAGAAATTTGGAAGGACGTAATCGGATATGAAGAAACATATATGGTTTCTTCATATGGTAGAGTTGTGTTTAAAGAACGTTTTAGAGATAATGGCAATGGTGGATACGTTATGCCACCAAAGCTATGTCATTTAATGGAAACGAAATTTGGATACTTACAAGCTCGCCTATATAAAGATAATAAAGAGAAAAAATGCTATGTCCATAGATTAGTTGCATCTGCACATATATCTAACCCTAATAATTATCCCATAATAGACCATATTGATACCAACAGGAAAAACAACAAAGTATCTAATTTAAGATGGTGTAATTCCTCTATGAATGCTCTAAATCCAATAACAAGAAAAAGAAACTCTTTATCTAAAATTGGAAATAGAAAAATTATTCTAGCAAACAGTAAATCTGTTGTTCGTATCAATCCAAGTAATCCTAATGATATTAAGATTTATGAATCACCCACTTTTGCTAAGAAAACAGAAGGATATAACCAAGGTCATATTTCCGCTGTATGTTTAGGTAAAAGAAAGTATCATAAAGGATATAAATGGATGTACCTATCCGATTACGAAGCCCAATTCAATAAGTCAAAGAACTCTTAACTACATTTTAGCAATTGCAACCACAGTTGTCACCAGCAGCGTAACCTGCGCCAAAACCAGCCATGAACGGATAACCATATCCACAACCGCAATTTGGGTTAGGCACTATATAGGATGGAACCGGGCACGGAGCCTTAAGTTGCCCAACTATATTTGCGGTCTGTGCCTGCTGAGAAGCAGCTAAAGCTAAATTGCTATTTTCCTGTCTCAGAGCATCAATCTTGTTTTGCATTTCACGCATTTCAAGCTGACAGAACTTGTCATTGATGATTGCGCTTTGAGCGTCAATCTTACTTGACAAGATGTTAAACTGAGTGTTTGCATTGCTTGTCAAAGTATTAGTCTGCTCTACCGTAGCCAAACGGCTATCACATCCTTGACGTTCAATAGCTGTACGGATATCGCAGCAGCAAGAAGCAAGCTGAGAACCGATAGCTGCACTATTGGACTGAATTGAGTTGATGATCTGTTGAGAGGAAAGACCTACCTGGTTACCAACTTGCTGAATCTGTCCTTGAATCTGACAGATAGCATTTTGCAACTGTTGAGTAGAGCAGTTCAAAGAACTAGCCAACTGGTTGATAGCTGTTCCGTTTCCTTGAATAGCGTTCATCAACAATTCACGTCCTGCTTCATTGTTCAATTGAGCAGGGATTCCGTTTGCTCCATTGCCAAACCCGTTACCGAATCCGTTACCACCCCACAGGAAGAAGAGCAGGATAATCCAGATCCAATAGCAACCAGCACCACCCCAAGCGTCTTGATTTCTGTTACCATTCATCAAGGCTGCTACAAGATTGGGGTCTAATCCTTTATTCTGCAACAGTGCAGGAATCATTGACATAATACCTGCGCTTTCTCCAGCGGCAGGATTGTCGAACATAAAAATTTTGTCTGAACCCATAATATTGTAATTTAATGTGTATGTATTATAACTCCCGTAAAGACTGTGCACTCATCTTTACGAAAGTAAATTTACAACATGGATGGTCTAAACAAAAATAAAAATTTCGTAGTATAACTTATTGTGTTTCATATAGTTTAAACTTGTTAAAATAAGTTATTTGCTTGTGTGTTGTTTTTCCTATTCGTATATTAGCGCAATAATTTTAAAATAGAGGAATTTGTATGAAAGAATTAAAAAAATGGAATAATAATCCAATAAAGATTACGTATTTAATACCTAGTGGAAACAAGTATGCTTATATAAAATTAGGTGACACTGTTGATCTGACGAACGGAACATATAAAATAACCGCTTTGGATAATGAAGAAAACATTTTCCAAGCGGTTAATATGGAGAATAAAGATGATTGTGTTACAATGTATGCGTATGAGGTTGTCTAGTTTTTAGTCTTGTATTTACCCCTTGACTTCTTTGGACGTATAAGCCCGTTATTTTTAAGAGCATCCAATGTTTCTTTCAAATAAACGGGGTTTGTCATTCCTTGTACTCTCACGGGTGATAATAACGGTTGTACGGGATGAAACTTAGTACCTTTGTATGTAAGCCTTGCAAACTCGGTGTCGCTCACATCAAGGTACTTTATGGCATTTTCTCTATCAAAATAAGACGGTATGATAGTGGATTTGTTTATCGCATCAGTTAGAAAGTTAAACTGGTCTGCATTAACATTTGAATTTCCACTTTTCAACGCTAGAGATATTCCGTCAAGCAAGGAAGCTAATATAGTGTTATAATTCATGCCCATGACTTACTCGATAGATGATATGTTTGCTGTTCCCGTAACACTTACCTTGCTTCCTGGTGTGACTGAAAAATATTCCACCGTTCCTGCCGGGAGAAGCATTCCTGTTGGTGCTATTCTGCTTGATCTGCTTTTCGTTTCCTGTACCAATGAGATACGGCATCCATCCGATGTCGCTACTCTTATAAGGTTTGACAATGCTGTGTATTCCTTGTCGGTTACATCTTCCGATGCTGATATTCTTGCAGCTACGATACCTTTTAACGCTTCATCCTTTGAAGCGTTTTTGGTGGAGAAATACCCACCTATCTGTTGTTTATCATTGTTCTCCATATCCTTTCAAGTAAGATTGTTTAACACTTTCGGCAAACTCGTTCAGCTTTACATAATCCGGGTCAAGTTTGTTTAAAATACCTTTTCTGAGAGCCGCTTCTTCCTCACCGTTGGGAAATTCATCCTTTATGGCGGCATCTACCGTTTTGTCGTATGATACAGGGTTCTTTACACGCTGTACATCGGCTTTCCACTTTTTGACGAACTTTTCCTGTACAATATTTCCCATATCGTCCGTTTCGGGTTCGTCAACTTGTTCAATGTTTAAATGAACATTGCTATATCCAGTGCCTAAATCAAAGATAAAGGCAGGCTTCTCGTCAAAAATCAAACCTCTTTCCATAGTTTAAATATCTAATGTTCCATCAAAATAATAACCCCTATTGAATTTTATGACAACATCTTCCAATGGTAAAAGGCTTTTGTCTACTTGGGAAAGGAATGCTCCTAATGTTTCGTATCCGCCTTTCACAAAGCATTTTTCTCCTTTGAACAGTATCTGCATTCTTACCCATGTACTATTGTCCTTCTTTGTAGATGGTCTTACATCAAAATCAAGAATGTCTATATGCTCATCGACAAGTTTGTCTATCTTTATATCCTTTCCGTCAAACTTTCTTGACACTCTTATATTTAAGTCACTAATCTTTGTCATGTGGCTATTATTATTAACTAAAACTTTATTAATTAAGTTTTTAGAATCACAGTGCATCAACATACCCATATAACTCGTAATTGATTTTGGGTTATTACGTTTTGACGCAAAGTTTTTCTTTATTCTCTTTCTTATTTTGGTATGACCGGGAGTAAAGACGAATCCACCGAAATCTATTCCTTCTGAAACGGGGAATATCCTGTAATTTTTCTTCATCTCTAGTTTCTTTTCATACCACAGGTAATTTCTTATCCTCCACAGCCATTCATGCAACTGTTTCTTGTCGTGGGATAATATCACCATATCATCGGCAAATCTGAAATAATGCTTTACTTTGAACTGCTCCTTTATAACATGATCCAAAGACCTTAATACCAAATGGCTTCCTATCTGAGCGTCAGGATTGCCAATAGCCAGACCTTTGTTGCTGTAATTAAGCGTATTCATAAGCCATAACGCATCCCTGTCTTTCAAGTCTTTGCTATATGCCTTCTTGTAAACGCTGTGTCTTACGGACGGATAAAACTTCTTAATATCCATTTTCAAAACGTATATTTTTCCGTTTTTGTCCATTTCAAGCAATGTCCGTTTCATCTTTCTCACAAGGGAATGCTTTTTAACCTTACTTGTAATACCCCTTTTGGGCAGACAGTTATATGAATCAAGTGTAAGGCTTTTTGTCCATCTGTCCATCATGGGTACCAAAAGGCTGTGCTGGATAATCCTGTCCGGGTAAAACGGGAGTTTGTGTATCTCCCTTACCTTTCCTGCATCAGTCACTTTCTCTATCACCTCATACTTGCTTACATGGTATGATTTGTCTTTGAGCATCTGATAAACATTCTGATGATATTCATCCTTATGTTTCTCATAATCCCTCACACCCCTGTGATTCCTCTTTCCTTTCTTTGCCTTTTCAGCAGCAGAGATAATATTATCCATACTGCCTATCGTTTCAAAAATATTATTCAATCTTTTCATCTTACGTGCTTTTCTTTGTCCGTTGAGCCAAAGATAACTAACTTTCCATATACCTACAACTGTAAATGTACTAATAAGTTCCCATTCTCAAACAATGGGTTGTCTTGACATTTTCCATCTTCCTGACGAGGCTTCTGTATAGCGTAATTTTTTTTAGCACGTTAGCTGCCACCGATGTTCGTGTTCGCAGTTTCAGGGGCATTGTTCGCATTACCATTCCGCAGAGAACAATTGTCGTTGTCCGACTTACCACCAAAGTAAACACCACCATTCTACAGACCGCCTTTTTTCAACTAACCGCCTTTGACAGACTTATTTAACTTTGCTGACGCATTTGGTTAGATTTTTAATTATGCAAACTTAAACATTATTAATATATTTTGCAAGTTTTGGGAGGGGGATTTTTCACTTCGTGAAAAATTAGGGTTGGGTTATTGTACAACGAAAGCCGCCACCGAGGTCCGTGTTCGCAGCCTCAGGGGCATGGCCCGCATGACCAGCCCGCAGAGAACAAGGGCCGTTGACCGACCCACCACCAAAGCAAACACCACGCCTTCCAATCTTACCCGAACCTGCATTTCCCATAAACCAGTTGTAATGGCATTCCCCCGTGTGAAGATTGCTTCCCTTGACCTCTCCAATAAGAGAGTTCTTAAAGTTCTTCGTTATGTATCCTTCACCTCTAGCCATAGAACCGACAAATTCATATGTATTCTCAAAACCGTAAGATTCCCCAGAATTCTTTTCTGTGGCTACATTGTCCGTAGTCAGATTGTTCACGTCATAGGTCTGATAGATGTCTATGGATGTAGAATCGTGCATGACACAATCTATCCCACTGTACCACATCCATATATCTCCCCACCCGGCAATACGTCCGCGAATGATAGGCTGTGTGAAGCATATCTCTATTTCACGGTTTGTAACTGCCGCATTGTCAGGAATACTCCATCCGCTAGTTACAGTTGCATTGACAAACTTGGCTACGATACCCGACATCTCCCCGTCAGCCAATCCGTTATGACCTTGGAAGTTGTAGTATTTGTATTTTGTGCTTTCATATTCAAACTCGGTGTCGGGAGCGACATTGTGTTCCTTTGCGTATGACATGGCAAGCTGCGCTTCAAACATCTTCATGCAAGGACGGTAGTTGTTTATAAGCTGTGAAAAATTGTAAGCAGTTCCTGTTTCTGATGCTTTAAATCCTTGCCCGTTCATCTTGTAATACACATAAGTCTGACCGTCCGCCTTCTTGAATCTGACGCCTGTCATTTTCCCCCAGCTTGACGCATCGGGGGCTGAATCGTTGGATGATATTCCTTTTCCGCAAACAGACTGTGCGTGTAGGTCTTTTGTTCTAAACTTAATAAAGAGAAGCGTACACCACACTTCAAGGTCAAGGGCGAAGGCATTGGCATAAGGATAGTTCTTCGTAATGTCCGGGTTCTTTGCCCTGGCGTATTTCTCAAAATCAAAACGTGATACATTTGTCGTAGGCCATCCGTTTCCTTCCATTATGTTCACGCCTAGATTTCCTGCTGCCGTTGTTCCTTTTACCGTGTAATCAAGGATAGATCTCTGCTTGTTGTCTTTTATCGTGGAATAACCGATACTCATTCCGAACGGTTTTATCTCTATGGCCGTATCGCCACCGTATGTAAATGGAGCATCACCGACAAGCCTTCTTTCATACGTATCATCCGTTCCTCCGTTGATTACCCAGAAAGATTTGGTGTTTACAAGCATAATATCGCTTCCGTCATCTTCTACTAGTCCTTCTATATCGGGAGCGTAAGTTGAAGAACTAGTTATTACAATATTTGACGGGCTACCATCAGCCATTTTGAAGAAATTGGTCTGGTCTAGAAATCCGACCACCTTACCGTCCTTTACCTTTGCCACACGGAAAGAGTTGAGGATGGGATGAGATGTCTTGAACTCTTCCTTTCCTATCCATGTCTGAAATACAGGGTCTGTCTGTCCTCTTCTCATCTCCACTCCATATATGTTCCCCTGCTGCATCTTTATCTGTTCGAGAAGCGTTTTGTAGTCATTGGTAAAGTCGTTTGTGGATAACGCCTTGCCGTCCACTTTGTCTACCTTCTCATCCAAGGCAGCTTTCTGCGCGGTGGATACAGGCTTTTCTGCATCGGACGTATTATCCACCTTTGACAGACCTATATTGTCTTTCGTTATATTGACATTCCCTGTCCTGTAAGACTGTTCGGCATTACCTTTCACGCCTATGACGGTATTCTTCTGTGCACCTTCCTGTATCCCGTCAAGTTTGGTTTTTAACTGGGTAGTAAAGTTGTTGTCGGTATGCACATAGCTTTCGTCCTTTACCATGCCCTGTCTTATCTTGGACACCGTGACGGATTTGTTCTCTTTAGGGTCCCCTGTCACACATGGTATCATCTCTTCTCCCGTAGCGGTCTCAACGGGAGGCATCTGTGAAATTTTAAGATTATCTTCCATTATATTATTCCGTTAATATTAAACCATCGTTTTCAAGCAATATGCTGTATCCATTTTCAGTGATTACGGTATTCCGAAGAACCTCTAGCGTTATCCTTGAATCAGCAAGCTTCCATGAATTGTCAGAAAACGGCATATACCCGTCTTTCTTTACAGACAGCGACATCGTGCCATTTGCCATACCCCGTACTTTTACTGTACCGTCAGACAACGTTTTGTACTGTACGCCTCCCACCGTGACCGTTGCGTCCTGTATGGGTGAGCCTGATACGTCCACCACCGTTATCGTTACGATAGCCTTCGGTATATAGTAGTCAATCAAATCCTGCTCGGTGAATCCGTCATTCTGTTTGGTGGGAACTGAATCGAAACCGATGGAGTTGTAGAAAGCTGAACTAATCCATCCGCTATTATGGTCAGTATTGCTAAAGAATACAGGAGTTTTAGTTTTATCACCTGTCACATCATTGTTTACTATGGTGATTATTTGCTTTTTGTTTAACAAAGCGGAAACTATTGTAGATTCATTCAGTGTTCCATCAATATAGGTCTTGCCGTTTGAGTTCCTACTATTATAAGCAATACTACCTTTGTCATTGAATACGGCAAACAGCCAAGGTTCAGTAGTATTCAGTCTTTGGTCATAGATAAACTTTCCATCAACAAACGGATTAATAGTAGTAAACAACACCTTAACGCCATGCTGTAAGTTCTGTATTTGCCCATAATCATCTACCCCATCAGTTACTAGGGCGTTGGGATATCTAGGTATAAACTCTATTGTTACATCCATATCTCCTGTACTTCCTGTAACTCCTATGGCGTTATACAATAAAGTGGTTCCTTCGGGATAGGTTAATGTCACCTCATGCTCCCCGTTGTCAAAAGTATAAAATCCGCCATTTCTGTTTACCAAACTAACTTGTCTGCCATCAGAAAGACCTGTAACCTTAAACTTATGCGTTGGGTTAGAGTTTGCCGGAACTATGTTTACCATGTTATCTGTGGTGGATAGTTTTTTAGTAATATGAATAATTCTGTTATCTGTAACAGTAACATTTGCTCTATCGGGTTGAATATTAGTGCTAGCAATATCATACCCACCCACACCGCTCATTGCCGCGAACATGAAATTGTTAAGTTTCAGAGGTCTGTTGTTTCCGCTATGGTCTTGCAGGTATGGATTGGCTTTTAGTATCTCGTTTGTGGGAACGGATTGTCCTGACGGTAGCTGGGTGATGGTAATGTTACAAGCACCGACAATATTGCCGTTTCTGAATGACAGATTACCGTTTACGATTCCTAATGGCGGAATATCATATGTTCCGTCTTGTGTGATATTAACTAATTTTACATTAGCACCATATCCCCAGTATAATTCCTGCCCGTCAACTATACCTTTCACTTCCACTTTCATTCCTGGGAAATTTTTTGTTTGGTCAGGAATGTAGCATTTTACTGTATCGTTCAGTGTAGCAAATCTAGTTATGACAAATGAGGTGCTTGTTATAATTATATCAGCATTTACAGATGGATGTGATCTCCAATCATTAAAGTTTTGGCTGTATGTATCCACAGGCTTTGACATATCGTACCAGAACACCATGTGTTTTGGTATCCATTTTTCTATCACCTTGTTTATATCGGTTTTTCCTGTACCTGCCGATTTTACAAGTCCAAGTTTTCCTATGTTAAAAAAACCTATTTTTCTCATTTTTCGTCCATTTTAACCCACTCATCAGATAAAAGCAGCTTCTCAAACTCTCTTGTGCCTGTGTCGTATGTATCGTAAGGGAAAGGGTGTTCCGTTCCGTCCTCAGGTAACGTCATAGGCATCACTTCCATAACCTTCTCGGTATGGATCATATAATACAGACCGTCTGTCGATCGTCTGAAAACGGACAGATCATCTTCCGAAAACATAATCTCGGCATCTATTTTTGGTACTATAGAAAACTGCATATTATGAATTTTATCTACTATCGCAAAGATAATTAAAAAATAGTTAAACGTATTGGTTGCATATGGATTTATGTCGTATATTTGCTGAAAATTTAAAAAAAAAATATACCGATGAATGTATTAAGCCTTTTCGATGGAATGTCGTGCGGACAAATAACACTTTCCGAACTTGGCATTCCTGTAGAAAAATATTATGCGTCCGAAGTGGACAAGTTTGCCATAAAGGCAACCATGCAGAACTTTCCTGACACCATACAGCTTGGTGATGTAAGAGAACTTGAAGTAAGCAGACTGGATAAGATAGACTTGATAATCGGAGGATCTCCATGCACAAACCTGTCCATGTCCGGCAAGAGAAAAGGGCTTTCAACGAAAGAAGGCATGGAGGTTTTAGACTTGCAAACGTATCTTGAATTGAAGGAGAACGGTTTCGAGTTTGAAGGGCAATCCTATCTGTTTTGGGAATACATACGTATATACCACGAACTTATTGAGCGTGGTGACAATCCCAAATTCTTCCTTGAAAATGTGGAAATGGGAAATAAATGGGAATCTGTGTTCAATGAAACAATGGGTAGGAAAGGAATACATATTAACTCCGCCCTTGTATCGGCACAAAACAGAAAGCGTATATACTGGACGGATATCCATGACGATATTCCACAGCCGGAAGATAGGGGAATACTTTTAAAGGATATTCTTGAAGAAGAGGTTGATGAAAAATATTTCTTGTCTGACAAGATGATTGAATGCTTGAAGGGCAGGGTAAAGACGGAAAAATTCAGTCCTGTCCAGTTCAGTCCTATCAAGTTTCCGTATGAACAAAAGGCGCGCACAATAAATACAAGATTGTTCAAGATGGGTGACAATGACAATTACATACAGGTGGATAATGATCCGATATGTGTTGCGATGCGAGGGCGTGAATCAGCCTGCCTTACTCCAAAAAGAACCGAATATGGAAAAAAGATAAGAAAGGAATATGAAGCCGGGATTGTAAAGGAACAGAGAAAGAACATCCAACAGCTTGAACCTAGGGAAGATGGAAAAACCAATTGCCTTACAACAGTACAAAAGGATAATCTGATAGTTGTTTCGGGAACGATATGTGGATTTGGAGGGAGGCATTTCCGTGAAATAAAATCTGGTAAATCATGTACACTGCTGGCAAGGGCTAGAAATGATGGAAGCACACAACCATGCGTTATAATTTATACTCCTAATATTGCCGATATTACAATTCCAAACAAATATATAAAGAAAAATATACGCAGTATAGACGATAAGGCTCATACATTACTTGCTACATCACACAAGGGAGCAATGGCAAACGGTATGATGCTAGTTGATAACGGTAATTTTCGCATTCGTAGGCTTACCCCCACCGAGTGCGCACGACTTCAAACCGTTCCCGAATGGTATATATGGGATGGAATATCCGATACACAGCGTTACAAGATGCTTGGGAACGGATGGAATATAGAAACAATCAAACATATCTTTAAATATTTGGAAAAACAATGAATGTACTAAGTTTATGTGACGGGATATCTTGCGGACGTATCGCACTGGAAAGAGCAGGCATAAAGGTAGACAAGTATTACGCAAGCGAAATAAACGAACCGTCTATCAAGGTTGCACTGGATAATTACCCCGATATAATTGAATTGGGTGATATAAAAAATTGGAAAGAATGGGATATACAGTGGAAAGATATTGATTTATTGATTGGCGGAACACCATGTCAGGATTTCTCACAGTTAGGGAAAGAGAAACTGAACTTCGATGGCGAGCGTTCGAGTCTGTTCTTTGAATACGTCAACATACTGAACCATATCAGACAGTTCAATCCTAACATAAAATTCCTGCTTGAAAATGTGAAGATGAAGTCCGAATGGGCTGATTTTATTTCGTCACATCTTGGAGTAGACTATGTGTATATCAACAGTTCCGATTTCTCCGCGCAAATGAGAGCAAGATACTACTGGTGCAACTGGGAAATACCTGCATGGAAGGACAAGGGAATATTGTTCAAGGACATAATCACGGACGGGTATGTGGAGAAAGACAAGTCATGGTGTATGCTTGAATCATGGAACAGGTTTGCCAAGAACCCCGAATCACTGTTGAGAAGATATAAAAAATCACTTACACCGCTTATATTCAACTCACCCGACTGTAATCCCGAAAAAGGTTTCAGAACGCCAAATATTACGGAAGCGGAAAGATTACAGACCGTACCCGAAGGATACACCAAGTCGGTACAACCACATATAGGCATGGGGCTGTTAGGGAACGGATGGACGGTAGATGTTATTAGTCATATTTTAAAAGGATTGAAAAATGAACCCAATAGTTAGTCATATTTTTGCATTCCTTTGCGGATGCTCGTTTGTTATACTTGGTGCTATTTATTTTGGAACGAAAGGAGATTGAACGATGGAACGTGTAACGGATAATGTTCGGTTGAAAAAGCAACAGAAGTCCTCTCTTCCGTATTAGAGAATTGGGTGCAGACTGTATCTTGCGGAGTTTGAGGAAAAGCTAATGAAAACGAAATAACCACTCCCCTTACTGATAAACGGTAAGGGGAGTGATATTGTTATAACCCCGGACCCATAGAAAGAAGCAATGTACTTCCCTTATATGCCGCACTGTTAAGGCTTACCCATACCCTTGCAGTTCCTGCATTAATCAGTTCCGATGATATGAATATTCTCACCTTCTTGTCAATGCTAGAATTGGCGGATACTGAAAAATCCTCTATTGTTTCTCTTGATTCACCTATAACCATAGGATCTTCAAATTTCTTACTTGCAAACCTAGACATACAACTATTATTACGGAAAGAAATAGAGCTACTCGAACCGTTTCTCACTCTTACGGTAACTTCAATATATCCCATAACGGATGGCATCACTCCACCAATTATTGTTATGCTTACGTAAGAACCAACTATCTCTATATCTCTTTTACTTACCATTGGAACAGTGTATGCTATATGAGCAATATCGGGGTCATCCTGCTTCAATATAGCTGTACTAAGGAAAGGATAAACTTCCCAATCACCAGCAGTCATACCCCACGAGTTTACAGTAACCGTAGCGTATCCTGTTCCTATCTTCTTGTCGGCAGTAACACGCCTAGACATCTGACTGGTCTTGTGCTTAACATAGACACCGAAATAGCAATCAGCTATCTCGGAAAAGTCACCCATGTTAAGAAAATTAGTATCATGCCCTTCCGATGGCATCATTATAGCCGCAGAACAGACAAAATTACTACTTGTAAACTGATTGGTAGCAGTATCTGGGCAGGAGAATCTACTTATCGGTGCACTGGCACGATGGTTGTATCCGTTAAAGTCGGTAAGGCGAAATGGAAACTTTCCTCCTGTAGGTGGAGTATATTCCCATCCGTTCATGCTTCCATCTGCGTGTTTTGGCGCATCCCAGTATCCTGCCATTTGAAAAGGTTTGACACCACAGTTCCCATCCCATCCTTGCCACCATTTTTCATTTGGTCCAGGTGCAAGGCTTTCGTAACGTACAGGTTTGTACCGTGCCCACGGGTTTATTTTCCCGTGGGTGTTTGCGCACGCATACCCTAATTCATAACCATCACTAGTAGGACCGATGCCAAGAGTGGCATAAACGTCACCAGCAAGGTTTATCGGGGCTGTAATCTTTCCGTTAGAATGACTCATAATATTTTTTTATTTATTAATTGTTAATACCTAATCTCTTTTCCAATTCTTTCACTCTTTTCTTTAATTTTGTAACCTCATCATCTACTTCCTGCAAACCTTTCCATACAACGGGGATAAGTCTTTCATAGTCTATGGTATAATAGTCATTGAATATATCCTTTACCCACTGGGTGTAACCTCCGGAAAGCAAATCCTGTGCGATAAGACCGTAATTCCAGTTATCATGGTTGAATACTTCGGAATTTTCCTTGGCAATAGCGTTCCAGTGATACTTCACACTTCGGAATTTACGGATAATACCCATAGCATCATAACCCTGAATATCGGTTTTCAACCTTATATCGGAAGATGATGCCTTGGCAGTAATTGCTCCAGTGGCTATTATATTTCCTGCTACGTGCAATTTTTGTGACGGTGAACTAGTTCCTATTCCAACTCCCGTATTATTCATTACTGCACAAAGAGAACCTCCTGAGTAAAATGCAACTCCTGATGAACCTTTTAAATCCAGCCATATTCCGCCCTTAGAAGTTATTACTGCCGCATTGTCTATATTCCCGTCAATGTTCGCTGAACCATTGAACGGTCTGCCCCACAAAGTTCTCGAAGTAGTAAGCACATCCGCACTAGAAGCCCTACTGTCAGTCAACGTGGAAGCACCTCCTGCCGATACAGCCACAGTCGTATTTGATGTGGATTGCAGATTTTCCCATGCGGAAACGTTAGCACCATTAGCCCAATATTGGTATTGTATGTGCCCATTGTTATATGAACTAATCTGGCGCACCTGCAATTCAAAATTGTTTGTTCCTACACGTACAAGACGGATATTATCCATTCCTTTTGCGAATGTGGGAAGATAAAGGCGTGCCGAATTTACAACACTTCCCACATTGCTTCCAGAAGAAGTTTCTCTACTTCTCATTTGGAAGATGGCACAGAAGTGGTAATATCTGACTTCTTCCTGTGCATGATCTCCATAAGCGTACCATATCTGACCCCAAACCGTTACTGACCGCCAAGGTCCAGTTCCCGATTCAGAACAAGCGAATATCTTTTTCCAGCCATTGTCCGTACCACCTAGAGCAAATCGTACTGCATAAGTTCTATCGTTATTGTAATTTCTAGGGAAAAAATTTAAATGCCAGTTATCAAACAAATCCGCATTCAAGTTGGTATTCAATGTTGTTGACGAGCACTGATACGGTTGTGTACCTGTGCCTACGGTGGATATGTGCCTTACTGACGTAACAGAACCTGGGAAAGAAGTGTTCCCACTAGCATCCAATAATGTTGCTGTTCTCTTTATGGTAGTAAATACGCCCGTGTATTGTCTTGCATATATAGGTTCATTTCCATCATCACAAGAAGCTATCTCCATCCATCCGGCATTTTCAGCAGTACCACCGAAAGCGATTCTGCCATAGTCGTTCCTTCCGCCTTGGAAGTGTATTTGCTGTGTAGATGTGGAGGAAGTCTGCAACATATAAAGTATATGACCACCTGATATATTCAAATCCCCTGTCATGGTGTCACCTGCTTTCTTTACGTAGCGGCCGTCAGAATAGCTGGCATAGTTTACACTGTCTAGCAACATTCTCCAAGGTTTTTTATCATCATTAAATCCGCTTCTATATTGAATACCATTAGTGGTTGAATCTGACGCTGAGGACGTGTGATTATACCATATATCTAATCTCGTATTTTCTCCTGGAAGAGATATAACAGCACCATAATCATATATAGGATTAGCCATTCCGTCTGGCTTTGCACCGTTATACTGTCTTATTCCTATCTGTGCCCACAAAGTATTATATCCGTCAATACCGTAAGTATCTCGGTGTCTTAAAAACGAATTTTCATGCAACCCGTCAAGAAGGTCTGCATTAAGATTACCCACAACCGTATTGCTTGCCACAATAAATGGAGCAGTGCCACTTGCTACGATAGATTGTAACGGAATATAGCTTACAACCCTGCCCGGTGCTATGCTGAACAAGTTCCTCAAAGCAGAGCTTGTACAAATACTCTCTACCGTACCTGACATTGGACTTGCATAAGTCTGGAATAAATGGGCGGCAGCAATATGTCTTATTCTGTCAGGTCCAGTACCACCTACGGTTGTGGCATCTGTATCACTGGGGCTTAAATCGTTTCCTTTAAACAGGACCAGCTCACCACTTTCCGTACCTCCCCAAAATCTTTCAGCAATGAACGTATGGCTATAACTGCCCGGTCCATCTCCCGTAGTTCCGTAGAAATATATGGTGTTGGGAGAAGTACCGTTCCCTATCTTCAAATCACCGCTCATCGTTATGCTACCTACACCCGTCATATCTCCGCTTACGTTGGCTGTACCGTTGAAGGGCTGCCCCCAAAGGGTACGGGAAGTAGCAAGAGCGTGAGCGGAACTAGCCCAGTTATAATATGCTGGAAGTTCTGAGCCACTATCTGACGGTATAGTAGTGTACCAAGTCCTATTGGATATGTTTGTGGTAATGCCACGTCTATTTAAGATTGATACTTGACAATCACTGTAATCATAAAAACGCCAAAACAGTCTTACTTTCTTGGTTGTAGTATTATAGAATAATCTCCACATTGTATCACCAAGTGCAATAGTGCTTCCGTAATAATTCAAAGACCCAACATAACTTGTACTCTCTTGATTCGTTGTATGAAATACAATACTTATCATACCTGTACCTGCGTGACTACTATTTACTAGAAGTGTCATGCTGTTAATAGACCATCCACCCGTCACAGTACCCTCAAATACCAATCTGTACCCTTCATTATTTCCGTCACCGCCGGAAAGTGTTACATATTGGTTAACACCATCTGCCCGTAAAAATGAAGATTGATGATAACCGTCTAGTAAATCTGCATTTAAATTATTAACAAGCGTATTGCTTGAAACTATCAAAGGTGATAACCCTGTGGCAACAGTTGACATGAATCTAGGTGCTCTTACATCATTTGGAGTGACACGTAAAACTAGTTTGTTGTTATGGTCTACGACACCAAATCCTGCACTATCCGTACTACTTCCTCTAAGGTTTCCTATATACCAGTAGGTGTCATACCAGTTGAACCTTAATCCGTTTCTTATAGAAGTAAGCCCACCATCATCGTTCTTGATAACTCCGTTATCTTTATAGATATTGGTAATATCACAATTTTCCACTCCCTTGAATACGATTGCGCCGGAAGTGGAAGCGGATGTAAGGGTTCCAGTCATAGTATCGCCAGCCTTTTTCACCCATCTACCGTCCAATACGGAAGTAGGGATATGACTTGCGTCTATGATTTTACTTGAATCAGCTTTTTTCAGTTCAGCCCACATAGCATCAGCGTCAAGTCCTCCCTGTCCAGCCATGTCGTACAGTTTCTTTATCGTGTACGCATTAAACGTATTGTCAAGGTCTGAATCGGAAAAGGTTGTGCCGTCAGTAAGGTTTGCGAAGCTGTACACGGTCTTTATGACACCACTTCCTCCACCAGCGCCGCCTGTTTTCACTCCAAGAGCAGATACCCAACCGTCCGAGTAAAATCCTACCGTGTTTCCGTCTGTCCTATGTTTTACTCTCAGAGCCTTGTTTGCCGAATCGTAGACAAGTTGGGCATCTCCTATCGTAATGGTATTTGTTGACACTGATGGTGCTTGAACATTTCCTGCCTTATTAATCCAAACAGCACCTTCCGTATTATTATGCCCATTAGGTCTTAGGTTTATTTCGCCATTTCCAAAGCTAGCTAGTATTGTATGACCGTCTGAGTTTCTTAATACTACATTTGAATCAGTATATGTTATACCACCGTTATTGTTGAATACTATGTTCTGACTAAACGTTTTTCTTCCCGAAATAGTCTGAGCAGTAGTCAAGGTAACGGCATCAGTAATCCCATACCCTGCCAAAGTGGTAGGATTATCACCAACTGTAACACGCCCATAGGTGTCTACAGTAACTTTCGTATATGTACCAGCCTTCACCCCTGTGGTGGCTAGTGACAATGTGCGGTTCGCAGACAGGTTTCCACCTCCCGTAAGACCAGTTCCTGCACTTATCGTTATGGTTTTGTCCGATTTCAGTGCAAGAAGTTCGGCTAGGTTGTCGCTTTCCGTAAGACCGTCAAGAAACGCTTCAAGTTCTTTCCATTTGTTGATGATGTTATCGGCATCGCTTCCCTCTAGGAAGTTGTTCAGCTTATTGCTTAACTGTGTTACGGTATTATTCAGCGTACCCAAGTCCTGTTGTCTAGCGAATGTTTCCCCGAATACGGCAGTAATGGTTTTTCCGTCAGAACTAAGTGCCATGTCTGTTACGGCATTTCCACTCCCCGACTGGGTGATGTTCTTTATACCACCACCTTCCTTCGCCATTTTCCAAATCTCGTTTATCGTGTACGCATTAAACGTATTGTCAAGGTCTGAATCGGAAAAGGTTGTGCCGAGATTGGAAAAACCATATACGTTTTTCACAAGTCCGTCACCACCGCTTCCTCCGCTACCACTCTGTGCGCCCAACGCTGATATCCATTGGTTTGTATAGAACGCTGACTTGCATCGTAACGCTTGGTTTACTTCATCCCATTCAAACCATCCGTTGAACTTCTGAAACGATGCAATAAGGTCATTAAGTAGCTGTTCAGAGAAAATATTTGTTCCGCTTCCCGTACCGCTTCCGCCTAATGTTACATTTGTCGTATTCTGCGTTGAAGTGGTCTGATTTTCCTGCGCCAGCCGTTCATAGAAAGACAGTATCTTTCTTCTTGCAATGGTGCATGAATATGACGGAAACATATTCTCCTTGGAATATTTAATTTCCAAAGACTGTATCTGCAACTGCATATCCACTATCTGACCGTTATCAGAGAAATCGAACACGCCTATTCCATCATCCCTTACCTTTAGCATATTTCCTTCTATGAAGTCAATGAAAAGGTTAGGATGCTCTGCGACAAATCCGCTAGATATGTCAAGTGAAACGGTTCGGTTCTCATGGTCATATCTTGACAGGTAGTCAAGAGCCGCCTTTTCAAGCGTGTTCTCAGCCATTGTCACATACGATTCGGGCATGACAATATTCAGAATGACAAACTCCGTTCCTGCTGCAATTGAAGGAGATTTACCATCCGTATAAAGCGGAAGTTTGGAATTGTCGCTATCCGTTCTGTAGCATGATATTTTATATCGTGCCCCCTTATTAAACATGGCAACATCCTCTTCCGTTTCCCCCGTATCACCGTTCACCTCACCGTAAAGAGGAATAATACCGTTTTTGTTTATCTTAAATTCCGTTCCCGTATAAGTTCCTGTACGCATACTGAACACCGCGTCCGTTACAGAAGCGTATTTATAATAGAACCTGTCCTGTGAACCGTCCTGATTACCGAAATGTATGTTGCATGTCATTTCCTCACTAAAGCCTATCTTACAGCTTTCGGCAGGGATATCAGAATCAAACGTGAACTCAACACGTATGGTGACTGTCGTATTCTGACCTTTTTCTATATATCCTACAAGAGCGGTCTTGTCGTAAGGTATTTCAAGCATACCAGTAGCACCTTCCTCACCAATTACAACCTCTTTCAAAGGAGAAGCCTGACCCAATACACGGTTTAAAACCATACGTAGGTTAATCTTCACCTTTTTCCCTACAGCATCACTTCCTATAGGTAATATGCTGAAAAGCATCTTTCCTGAGAATGTGGCAGTAACCTTTACAGGCTGGTCATAATATGCCCTTGTACCATATATATCAAAACGCTCGAAATCCCTGTACTTGTCAAACATAGCATGGGGTTTGTACTGTGGCTGCACATTGTCGTTTATCTTGTCGGATGAATCACCGTCCTCATATACCTTGTACCCTAGGTTGAATCCAGGAGAGGTCATATAAATGAAGAAACTGTCACTATCATCACTCTTTATAGGAGTAGAACCGATAATCTTGTCTATCCGTGTAGATGCGCTAGCACCCTCACCTGCCACCTTTCCCGATTGAGGATCGGGTTCTCCGTCCGCCTTGTATGTATCCCATTCGGGAAGTCCTGACGGGTACAGATCTCCAAGTTTTTTCCCTCTGATGGAAGGATATATCCCACTGAACGTGTTTGATATGGTTTTTCCTCTCACACCATAGTTCTTCAATCCGTATTCGCTGTCAATATAATATCTTATGTTCCCATCAGAATCATTCGGAAGAAGGATGTACGGGCAATAGCGTGATTCATCGGCAGGCTTAGCGTCCTTCTTGTATTCGGGAGGAACGTTCCTGCTTCCGCCTTGTGGTATGATTCGGGTTATGACAGGTGTGCTTGTATCTACGGAAGAGGAAACTTTTACAGCACCCCCACCGTCACCCTGCTTGAATGTCCAGTTTACGGACGGTCTTGTCTTGTCCGTAATGGTTATTATCCCACCGTTCGCTGTCGTTGAGAAGTAATAATTGAGATAAAACTTGTCATAGAAGTTCTTCAATGCTTCAAACAGGTTGGTCCCATCGGTTATATCAATCATATCCTCCGTCAGTTCGCCTTCCGCATCCACGTTGAGCGTCCATGTGCCAATGCCTGTATATCCTGCGCCCAATGACGCATTGTAAGATTCTATATTTGCTTCTATACGTGCGGCAAGCTGTTTTGCATCACCCCAGAACTGGAACAGACCGCCATGAGTGTATCTTATCTTATTTATTTCCCCACCTGTTCCGCTTACTATGTCAAGAAATGCCACATTCTGCAAAAGCACCTCCTTACCGTAAAACAGAAGGGAGTATTTGTATCTTCCTGCTTCGTTAAGATTATCTCCCGATGGAGCTTGGTACAAGATGAATGTATTACCGTTATATACGACTGTATCGTATTCCGATTCGCTCTTTGAGTTGTATGCCTTGAACTCTATCGGAACAACGGAAACGACTTCACAAGTCAATTTTCTCACTTCCTGCAAAGACGGGCTGTATGAAAAATCAGCACTCTCCGCAATAACCTTATTTCCTCTTCTAATCTGTAAAATCATTGGTCTTTAAAGCGTTGGTTGGTCAATACTGAAATTTAACGAAAATGTATAGGCGGATACAAGTCGGTCCGGGTTCTGCAAGTCCTGAACGTCCTGATAACTCAGCTTTGCACCTGTTTCAAACCCAGTGCATCTTATCACCTGCTTTGCTGATTCTCCCCATATATCATTCCATATAGAGAAAGAGGATGAACCGTATGGCGTACCAGGAGTGGCAGGTATCACATTGGTTATATATGAATAGAACGAACGGATATTCGTCTTTACCGTTTCCACATCTCCCAAAGCGGCAAATGTTATGCTTCCTTCCGTTGGCTGGTAAACAGGCGTGACAGGTTCGTACACCTTCTGACCGTTCTTGTCATACCATTTTTCGGCATAGGCTTCCTTTCTTGTCGGCAAATCCCATAATCCCTTGCTTTCAAGTATATACAGCCTGTATGTGGCATACAAATCCTTTGCCGTATCGCTTCCTTTCTTTATAAAATATTTAGATATAGCCATTCGTGTACATTGTTTATTAGTGCAAAAATAACAAAAATAGTCTTAGAAACCATCTAGTTTTAAAAAATATTTTTCTATATTTGCATCACAATCGGTGCTTTGGATGAGTGGTTTAGTCAACGGTCTGCAAAACCGACAACAGCGGTTCGATTCCGCTAAGCACCTCAAGTGATTGGATTTTTTTTGTTCATAATCAATCTCAAACGCCCTGCCGACTGTGAAGCTAGCAGGGCGTTTATTTTAGTCAATTATAACTTTTATCGCATTTCCGCCTGACCTTGGGGCAATGGAAACGACACTTAGAAGTGCTGTCTTTATCGCCATAGTTGCGGCAAGCTGCTGGGTGAGAACCTCCAACTGTGACTGCTGTATTGCTGTCATGTTCGTTCCTCCCGTTCCTGCCGAACCACCGTTTAACGATACCAACTGACGGAGTAGATCGCTTTGGACAACCATTTCGTATCTCATTCCGTTAAGATAACCCAATGCCTGGTTGAATGTATTCTCGTCAACTCCTGCAATGGCATTGGACAGACCTTCCGCATTTTCCTCTGTTTCGGTAAGCATTCCGCCTAGTGCATTGTTTATCTCATTGACCACACCCCCGGCTTCCGCAAAGGCTGATTCCAATGAACCCATTACATTTCCTAGTATTATAAGTTCATCCTTGTCTATCTTGTTGTCTGCAAACATACCACCTTTACCGTCTGCTCCGAACAATGTGGTCTGTACCTGTTGCATTGCCTTTTCTATGTACTGTTGCTGTACCCAACTCTTAACAACATCTCTCATGACGTCTGCCACAGTATCCTTGTATGCCTTGGCTGCATCTTCCCCTTTCAGCCATGCTTCGACAAGAGCGTCACCTATCTGGCTAGCCCAGTCTTTCAAGTCAATGCTGTACAATTCACTTGCAAGCGTTTCTGTATAATATCTTATCTCATACTCCAATTCTTTTATTGTCTGTTTGTAATCTTCTACTTTTTCTCTATCTGACTTTTTCTTATCTTCTTCGGCAGCAAGAATATCCTTTTGAATCTGCAACTGTTCTTTTAAGTTGGAAACCTGTTGGGATGTCACCTCATCAAGTCTTGCCGGGTCTATAATGTGCTCAAATTCCTTTTCAAGCATATTATAGATATTGGTCAACTTCTTTGATTCAAATTCAAGATTCTCTATATGTTTTTGAAGCCTTTTGTCATGCTGCCTGTTAAACGTAGCGATAACATCAAGCGGCATGGATATAGCCGAGCCTATCGCACCTGCAAAATCACCGCTTTTGAATGAATCCCATGATTTCTTCACGCCTTCATTCATAACTCCCATAGCTTCCGAGAACTGGTTCATTTCTCGCATAAATCCGCTCTCGGTATCCTTACCCATAGAATCCATGAGGTTGGACACGGATGCTATTATCTGCTGCATGGCTTTTATGGCATTGTATATGTTGGTTATGATAAAGTCGATAAGATTTACCGTCTGCAAAGCGTTCTGTGCGGCAGCCATCATTCCTTTACCAGTATTGACAGCTTCCTGTCCGCTCTTATATCTTGATTCGGCTTCCGACTTGGCACTCAAAGCGGCATTGGCGGCTTCTTCATCACCATTCTTCATTGCGTCCTCATATGCCTTGGAAGCATTTTTGATGTCAGCCATAGCCTGTTGCATATCATTCATACCTGCCATCATCTTTGACTTTTCAGCATCATATCTCTTGTTGTACAGACCTTCAATACCATCTTTCATGTATGTTTGCAAGTCAGACTGATTGTTCTTCATCGCCTTCTCTATCTGCTTGTCCACGCGTTCAAGTTCTTTCATGTACTCTCTTGCACTGATAGCACCCGATCTGAATGCACTATTAAGCATTTCCCTTGTCTTGTCAGCTACAGTATTTGCAGCTTCCATAGACATTGCTTCCACCGCACCGAAGAAGTTTTGATAGTCGGTAGTCAACTTAAACAAGTCCATCTCTTCGCTTTTCTGCAATGCGGAAATCAAGGATGTATTACCCATTCCTTCTGCGGTTGCGATCTTTTTACGGTACTTTTCTCTGATAATATCCACCTGGGTATAATAATCTCCATATTCAGCCAAATCATTAGCATATTGTCTAGCCATCTCACCGAAATAGCCTTTCCATGCGTCAATCATACCTTGGATAACTTGTTTCTGTTCATCACCTATATTCTTATTCCCCTTAATAGCCTCCTGTACCTGATTGATATACTGGTTCATTGAGGTGAATGAAGATGTGTCGGGCACGACAGAAACGCCAAGGTCAAGATTCATTCCTGCCAATGCGGATTGCAAATTGTTATATATACCTGCTGCAAAACTTTCAGCCATGGTAGATGTGTCACCGCTGAATTGAACGGCAAGGTCTAAGGCAAGTTCGGAATCACCCGTTATCCCAAGTATGTCACTGTAAAAGTCATACTTGTTCTTGTATCTGTCAAACTCATCCGTAATCCTCTTCATCACCTTCTTGGCTGCACCAACATAAATTTTAGAGGACAATTCGGCTGCTTTCCTTGCATTTTTAACAGCATCCTGTGGAACACGTGTTTCCAATTCCTTTGCAGCCTTGTTGTAATTGTCAACAATAGCCTGTTTGTCATATACAAGGTCTACGCCAAGTTTTAACGCCTGTGAACCGTAGATGGATTCAATCTGCTTTTTGGCTTCTTCCTTACCTATGTTAATGCTCAAATCCTTGAACTTGGAATAGGCGGATTCAAGCAATGACAACCTGTTTTTCCAAAGGTCAGCAAGAGGATCTCTTTTTTGTGCTTCCTTTTTCTGCTTTTCCAGTTCAAGGTTGAATCGTTTTGCTGTTCCCGTAGCCTTTGACATCGCTTCGTTGGCAGCGTTAAACTCGCTTATTATTTGCCTTAATGTTTCAAGTTCTTCAGGGTCTACCAATCCTGTCAGTTCGTATTTATCCCCTACTTTTTTCAGTTTACCCTCTTTGGAAAATTTGTCAATAGTTCTCTGATAGTTTTCTATTGTACTTTTTGAATCCTTATATTCCTTTTTTACGGCATTAAAGAAATCTTCTACAGTCTTTATATCTGACGTTTTGATTGTTATAGTCCACGCTTTTCCTGTAATCTCGTCAAGAGATTTCTTCCATCCTGTCAATCCTGCTTGGGCTTCCCTATCATCAAGTTCAAATTGAATACGCCATCTTTCTTTTGCCAGTTCGTTTAATTTCTTTCTAGCATTTTCCCCTAATTCATTAGCTACTGCAAATTCATCAAGATGTATCTTTAATTGTTTCTGTTGCTCATCAGTAAGGTTTTTTACATCTATATTACCAAATACATCTTTAAGTTTTTTCTCAGTATATTTTGCAAATAAATTAAATGATGATTCAAGTTTTTTTACTTCATCCGTAATGCCCATCCTCAATTTCTCATACTCCTTCAACAATTCCTCACTGTCAAAATGGGTTTTGTTCTTGAATATTTCAAATGTCCGTGCATCTCCTGACGTTTCAGCCAAAGAACGTATCTTCTCTACAATAGTAGCCGCCGAAGCCCCTTTGTTTATCAGTTCGGTAAGTTCGTTTCTCCATTCCTTAGTACCCTTACCCATATTTATAATCTCCTTGGATGCCTGTACTATCTGCCCACGAAACTCTTCTATATCCTTACTTGCCGAAGTGAGTTTTACAGACGATTTCTCGTAATCTTTAAGCATATCAGAGAATGAATCGCCAAATACGCCCGTAGATGTTGCCTTATCCGCCTTGAACATTATATCCGCATTTTCAGCAGCACGTTTATAAACCTGCTCTAGTTCCGATGCTGACTTTTGCAGATATTCCACACGAGATCTCTGATCATCTATTTTCTTACTGTTTTGTACTATATATTGCCCCATATTGCCATATTTAGACAATATTCCAGTCAGTGTTTCTTCATACGTCTGCAACTGTTTCGTGTCAAGCTGTTCAAGGTTTTCCGGGGTGAGTTTATCGAAGTTTATCTTGTCAAGGTCTTTTTGCAAATCACTGTATGATTCACGGAAAGACTTTGCACTATCCTTTATCTTCTGATTGAACTCTTCCGAACGTGCAGACATAATATGAAACGCTTCCGCTACAAGTCCTGCAACAGTAAGTATCGTCATGAGCGGATTAGCCTTTATCGTAAGCCACAATGTTTTCAATGAATTTGTCAAACCGAATGTTGCCAGTTTGAATCTGTTCATCAACATTGTCGTTTTTGTCATAGACAACATTCTTGCAGCTTCCGCACCTGTCAGTTTAAGTTCGGTGACAAGAAGATGCCGTTCAGCCTGTGTCAGCATATTCGTGGCAAGAATACGTTTTGCCATCTCTGCTGACATCTTTCCCGAATTAACGGCAGCAACTATCTCTACGGCAGACAGTTTTGACGCTGTCGCTATCTTCCACCTCTCGGCAGTAGTGAGCGTTCTGTACATTGCAGCCTGTTTAAGCAACTGGGCTTCCCGTAATTTCTCAGCCTTAATTGCATTAGTTGTTGCGACAACTTCTTTACCGAGCATGGCTGTTCTAGCTAGCTGTAATCCTTTCAACGCAGCATATCCTACAGCAACACCCTCTATTGCTTTGGAGAAATATCTCCAGTTGTTCATTGCATCGGTTATGCTTCCCACAATTCCTTTCAGAACGGAATCATTCGCCTCGCCTATGTCATTCATCATAATCTTGTATGAATCGGCAAGGTTACTTACCATACCTTTCAAAGATGCGGCTTGTATTTCCTGCATTTTGTAGAACATACCACCATCTTCCGTCATCGTGGTAAACATCTCCCGAATATACTCGAAAGGAATCTGACGTGTTGATATGGCGTTGAACACATCATCAGTAGTTTGAGCCACACCTCTTACTTCTTCCAGTTTTTTTCTTAATGCGTCCAATGCAGGAATACCAGCTTCTGTCAACTGACGTAATTCCTGTCCCCTTAACACACCTGCGCTTCTTATCTGTCCATAAGCTAGAATAATACGCCCCATATCAACACCAAGACCTGCGGAAACGTCCGCAAGGCTTTTCATTGTACCGTACAATTCATTGACAGGTATCTGGAATGCTGCAAGCTGTTTGGTATATCCAACCAAATCACTGAACTGGAAAGGAGATATTACAGCAAGCCCCTTAATCTGACTGAATATCTGGTCAGCCCGTCTTGCATCCTGTATAATGGCACGTAAAGATACCTGTTGCAGCTCGAACTCCCCACGAATGGAAACAAGTTCCTGAAACATATCTCTGAAAAAGTAGAATCCTGCATAAGTCTTTATCGTATTAACAAACTCACGCATCATTCTGCTCTGCTTTGTCAGTTCCTCGGAAAACTCCTTTGAACTTGCAGCATTTTTCTGATTGGTCTGCTGCATCTTTGTTCCATAGGATGTGGCTTCGTTTACAAACTTGTTATGCTCCTGTATCTTCCTGTTTAGAAGAGTAAGGGTACGGTTATAGTTTGCATCAGTCGTATTAAGTGCATTACGCCTGTTCGTCAATTCAGAAATAAGATTGTTAGCCTGATTGATAGACGTAGGATTGATATTAAGCAAGTCATGCGTTGATGTTTTCCTTAAAGATGATTGTAACTTCTCCAATCTGCCTTGCAATTTCTGAATAAGAGCGTCAGCTTTTGTTATCTGATTGCTGTTTAAAGGAACTTCAACCTTAAATTTATTCAATAGTTCAAGTCGTTTTTGTATGGCAGCAATCTTCTTGTTCAAGTCCTCAGCACTTCCCTCAGGCATACCAAGGGCAAGTCCAGACTGACCAGAAAGGTATTGTAGATACTTCTGATTGGTCTGCTGCATCTTTTTATTCGCCTGTTCCTGCTTTGATGCTTGTCTATCCATCTCCTTTGTCCGTGCAATCTCCATCTCGTATTGCTGGCGTAGAAGGTTAAGTTCTCTTTCATCGGAAATGGACAATTTAGGCACACTGTTAGCAGTAAGGGAATATGCGGTTTTCAATCTGTTCAATTCAGTCACAAGATCATCTATCACTTTCTTCTGGCTTTCAAGATTGGCTTTTCTTGTAGCCATCCCCTTATCTCCGCCTGCATTGCCTAGGTTACGGTAAGTCTTTTCCAGCTTGTCATACTCTCTTGTCGCTTCGACAATCTTGTTTGACAATTCTTCCATCTGAACAAGTATATCCATTTTCTTGTTCGACTTCCCTTTCCCTACCTTGGACGCGTTTTCATTCGCTTTGTTTATCTTATCTACAACCTCGCTAAGTTCGTCATTCATTTTGCCTATATCGGTCAACATAGGCTTGAAGGACATCTCCTGGTTAAAAGTGTCCTGCAACTTCTTCTGTATATCCTTTATCTGTTTGTCAAGACCGGAATCATCTAGACCGATCTTAAACTTTAATGCTCCTAAATCAACATCAGCCATAGTTATTATTTTTTAATTATTGCAAAAATAGCAAAAATAAGCACAAGAGCATGATTTACAACAAACAAAAATCAATTAGCATTTTTTAACATATTAAAAATAGTAAATAAAGCCAATTATACTATCTTTGCATTGACTAATTTTTATAACTATGGCTATAGAAGAAAACAAAGTAACGCTCGTTGGCGTAAATTCAGCTAGCGTAACATTTAGCAATGAAGCTAATGTGGAAAAACAATACAAGGTGAATGCGAATGTAAACGTATCAAACGGAAAAAATATTGATTCATTTGATGGCGGAGAGGTGAAGTCATTGGAATCAGAGAACCAACTCGCCACATTCTATTTCAATCAGAACGGTGGTATCGCAATCAACTACAACGATCATCCCGATTTGGAAGCACAAATTGCTATTATTACCATCATCAACTCTTTCGTAACAGATGTGAAAAAATACATTAACACGAAAGGAATCTCATCAGTTTCAATCTAAAAAAGGCAAAAAAAATGACGAACCAAGAAATGTTTTTAAAGAGATTAACTCTCTTGAATATTCCTCTATCGCTAGAAGGAAAGGAACTTCCATCAGAACTGAAAGCAAAAATCATGCTTATGCGTGTCGCTTACGACAAAGCTGCAAAAGCATTTGATGATGATATGCAACAGGTTCTTAAAGAGATAAAGAAGGAAGGATATGACGAGCGCGCACAGAAAATCAATCACATGAAAGAGATTGACGGAAAGGAAGATGCGACAAAAGAGGAAAAGAAAGAAGCGGATGAAATCAGAAAAACAGAAGAAGATTTCAACAAGGAAACAGAAGAACTGAACAAGGCATATTCCGAAGCATACCAAGAGAAAATGAAAGAGGAATGTGATATGAAGCCTAGAAAATTCGCTTTTGAAGGATTCGCTAAAATCATTGAACTTATTGGTACTGACGGTGCAATTAAAGTGAAATGGAACTCTCCCGAAGCATTGGAAATACCGAAGGAGGAATTTATCTCGCTTATCGCAACAAATCTTGTCGATAACCTCGAATAATATATAAGATATTAAAGTTTACTGTATATTTTATATATGCTTCATTTGGAGTCAGGTTATTAGCCTAAGCACTTTGAGTGCTACGTTGGATGAGAATGATATATAGTTACCTACGGATGTTTACCCAAGTCTGTAGCTCTAAGTTAAGTGGTTAAAAGGAGTAGCGTATTCGGTGAAACGGTGCTGCTTATGAAAACCTCATCCAACATTGGCGATGGGTATTTAACGGGAGTAATCCCGACTTATGTTGAATAAACATTAATTTAAAAGACAATGGAAGCAACAAGAAAGATGTTTCTTATAAGAAATTGAAATATATTTCATATGGGTTGATTGATGTGACGAATAAATTAATTTCAGATTTATAATATGATTTAATGTTTTTAACAATAAAACGCACATGAATAAGCCGTTTTCTATATTGCTATTTTTTTTGTTACTGTCGTGTTCTTGTTCACGCAAGCTACTTCCATCTTCGACAAATACAACTATAGTAGACCACAACACGACAGTAACAGAAAGAGTAGTATGGCAATCAAAAATAATAACTCTTCCAACAGAACACATACAACATACAACATTTGAAGATAGTTCACACTTGGAAACATCATTAGCCGTATCAGACGCTAAAATAATGTCGGATGGCAGGCTTTTTCATAGTTTGAAAAACAAGAAAGACTTTTTACAAGACAGTATTCCATCCTTGGAAAAAGAAACGGTAGTGACGAAAGATTCTATAATAACCGTGGAGAAAATTGTAGAAGTAAAGGTAGAAAAGGAATTGTCTAAATGGCAAAAAATACTAATCAATCTTGGATACATAGGTATCGGTTTCATATTGTTTTCAGGTTACAAAATAGCCCGAAAGTTCGTGTAACTTTCGGGCTTATTTTAGGTATTTATATACATACCAATTGTGTTATTGGGAAGAATCCCTATATGATAAAGAAACTCTAAATTCATTAACTTCTTTACTAGATAAATCCCATTCCAATTCTGTGGTATGTAAACCTTGATTATATATGTATCTAGAATAATTACTTCCACTTAAATCTGGAGTTTCCCAAATACCAGGTTCTTCTTCATAATCAGGTATTGTCATAAAACATTTTAACCCTGTTAATTTACCACTTCCATCATCTATTGTATAATTTTCTTCGTAAATGTATTCTCTCCCAGAAACAGAAATAGAATCACGTTCTATATCACCCCATGTTTTAATACCAGGATTAAATAAAGTTTTATTATTATTATCTTGTACAACCATTTGCACACGTATGTCATAAGGTATGTATGTTCCCCTACCTGAATTATCTATAAAAATAACTTTATAGAAAAATCTCTTTTTAGGGGTAGTTATTTTCACGCCTGTTATTTTTGTCTTATATCCAAAGCACTCTGGAATAATAGGAAATTTATATCCTGTAGATGATGAAATCTCATGTGCTTCATTATTACTGTCAGGGTGACTTCCATGTACAGCTACAGCCATTATGGTACAAGACCAAGTGCCTATATCCATACTTTTAAAAGCAGAATAAATGTTTGAATTGTTTGGAGAAAAACCTAATCTTAGGCTATCAGAAGTACCTTTTTCTCCCAGGAAAAATCTTCTACTACCATTCTTCTCTGCAATAATTAAAATAGCGCACCTCCATGATTTTATTGAGCTAGAAACAGTGTCATTTATAAGTAATGATAAAAGATTTCTAGAACTTCCATTTAAATCAAGTTTTACAGTTTGACTATACGTATCATAATCTAATATATTTGACGGGAGAATGTTTATATTAAGTTTAACAGGATATTCTACATGATTATACCCATCAAAATCAGCAATACGATATACACTTTTAGGAGATTTATACTCTGCAATAGTGCTAGATGGAACAGTATTTCCTATTGTATATATTATCATTTTTGTAAATGCAGTATATGTAGAATCGTTAAACTGCACAACACCTAAATCAGATCTATCAATTGGTTTTATATATGAATATCTGTTTATTCTCCCATGCGTATTTGCACACGCATACCCTAAATCATAACCGTCACTAGTAGGACCAATACCTAGGGTAGGATATACATCACTATCCAATCCGACAGGTGCGGTGATTTTACCGTTAGAGTGACCCATAGACTATACCTCCACATATTTATTGCAGACGATATTGCCGCCCATTGTCAAACTACCCGTCACACGTACATCACCATCAATAATGACAGCTTGTGACAAATCAAACTCTTCTGGTATATCACTACCATCTAAGGCTATTATCTCATAAAGCCCCTCTGTCGGGCTAAAGCCCCTCTGTGCTCCCTCGCTTTGCTTCGGTCGCACACCAAATTTCCGTTTACAAACAAATTAATCTTCATGTTTATTGTTTTTTAAATATTTCGCAACACTATCCATTACACACTCAACACACCAACCTAAAAGGTATGCAAAGTGCTCATCCTGCCCATTTTTATACCCCATTGATATACCACAATAATCAAATAGATTACATACAAAATGAGATGATTCATGGCAAACAGCCCTTATTCCTAATCCATCTCTTGACAGCCATATCAACACTCCTAAATGTCTTGTTTTCCTTTCCCTAACCATTAGCGTCATTGCATCGCAGTCACTAAATAAATCCTGATTTATATCAAAATCAGTGGAAAATTTTTTCTTCACATTTTCCCGTTGGTCATCTCCCACTGCAACATACAGTTTAAGAGGATATACTTTAGGATCGTATTTTGTTATCATCGCAAAACATCTTTTAGTAATATATCGGGATGCTCTTCTTTAGGTTTAGATTCCTTGAATCTATATATAAAGCCACTTGCATCCTTGTTAGCTTCCTTATATAAATCTTCTGTAAGAGAAGCCTTGTACAACTTAACTTTCTCTTCAAAATGATAATCAAGTTTAGGCTGGTCCATTATTACTGCCTGTATATAACTCCATGAATATTTCCATAGCAAAGCCCAGTCCTTGATTATCATCAATCCTCCGAATAGCCTTAAATCTCCTCTGAATTGGGGGAAATCTTTTTGGATAGATCCTCGTGAGCCGATTTTGCATCGAGAGATAATTTCATGGCATCCTTCTTGCTTAATGTCGCTGTCGTATCTATCAAGAACGCTAAACGGATTGTATTTGTAAAAAAATCACTTACATTAGCCCCCTCCACGATGGCTTCTATCAACGGAGTGAGTTCCTTATGGTCATAGTGCCTGCTTAACCACCAAGCGTATATACGCCTTGCAAAAGGAATTATCTCAAAAAACCAATAGTTATTCAATACTCCTGCCGCTGCAACTTTGTACGGAATAGATGCGTCATTTTTCATAATTGCAATCATTTCCTTTTTTGCTGTATCTGGATTGATAATATCACGTATCAACAGCTTGTCCACAATATAGTCGTACGCGCCTAATCTAAGACCACGCACCTTGAATTTTTTATCACCAACCATAACCTCTCTGTATTTATGAGTGGCAAACTTCTGCATCTTTATCTGATCATCTAAGTCAGGTTGTTTCCAGTTGAATATTCCCATTTTTAAACTAACTTGAACGGTTTTATCATTAATTTTCCTTTCACATCTACCTTTGATATGTTCTTTGGAGTATTTGTATAAACAAATACCCTTGTATATTTAGACGATACAATATCAAGTTTGGCATCGTCAATCAAAGAAACATGAACTATGCTGTTATCAAGCGCAACAAGGCTTACACGGCTGTTATCCTTGACATACATTTCTCCTATACCGAAATCGTTGAATGTGACAACACAATCACACAAACCATTAAAAATAGACCATTTAGGATTGCTTATGAACAGGTTTGTATCATCAACGAAGATATTAAACTTCTCCCTAACTCCTGCAAATTCCTTCTTGATTATTTCATTTGACGGAAACCTGTTAAATAGGCAGAAGTCAATGCCTCTGATATATTTCTCGCATAATTCATATTTGTCCGGGTTTCCCCATCCATTTGTCCATTCCTTACACAGTCCAAGGCTTATAGCTTTTAGCTTTAATTTATCAGACAATTCTTTATCTGTCATGGTGTTAATTTTTACAGCAAAAATACAACAAAGGTTAATAAAAATCAAACACAATCAGTTAAAAAACAATAAAAGCCGGACGAAAACGCCCGGCTAATAATTCATCACCCGTCTACATCAAGCACCCACTCCCGAATTGTCAAGTTCGAGAACCATCATGGTTTTCAAATACTGAGTGTTAACTTCCAATGCTGTCACAGTAACGGAGAATCCAAGATATCCAGCGTTACTTGGAGCACCTGTGAAGCTGACAGCCCATGATGCCTTCGGGAAGAAGATCATACGGTCACCAGTACCGTTGATAATACCGATAGGACGTACAAACTGCTTGAATGAGCTTGCACCAAACGCTTTCAGTTTCTGAGAAGTTCCCTTACCGAAAGCATCAACAGTATCAGTTAAACTACTTAATTCCAACTCAGCCCTTGCTTCATCTCCTTGCGTAAAGAAAGCGAAAGCGGCTTTTGAAGTGGACATACCTGTAAAGGTAAATGCCATAGTACCCGGTGTGATATTCTGGAATACGGTAGCACCCTGCTCGTTCTTTGTTTCAGAAGTGTCAGCGTCAGTACCAGCGGATTCCGTAGTACCAGATTCAATATTGGGAAGAATCTTCGGATTCTTAAAACTTGAATATTGAGTTTCATCGGTAATCTCAATCGCATCAAATGTCAAAGCAGCCGACTGCCCGTTCAAGTAAGCAGGGCTGGTGTCTAAATTTACTCGTGCCATTCTATTTTCTGTATTTAAAAAGTTATTGTTAATTGATGAAAACGTATCTACCGATGCGCCTCCACTGTTTTTTCTCACGTTTTTCATGCGGCTAATCCTTTGAAATGACAACATTCAACAGGACGGACATATAATAAAATCCTACCCCGTCAAATATTGGTGGTAAAACATTAAATATCTCGAAATGAAGCTGCATAGTCTTTTGAGGGAACAGTTCTACCATCTTTTCACTCAACGCATCCATGACAGACGGATATATGTTCCCAGGCAATGCCCTTACAAACAAAGTAACCGTAGCCATTGTTTCGCCTTTCCCGAAGTGACCGTAAGGGCCGCCCTCGGTATTGCTTACAATTCTTGTATTGTTGTTTACGACAATAAAACTAGTTACCTTATCATCAACACTTGCAGGACGCTGTACCTTATATACATCGTCAGCAATCTTCTTGTCCAATACAATATTGTACAAGGTGGTATTTATTGTTGAAGGATTAAAGTAGCCCATAACTTCACTTAAAATATTTGTTTAACATATTAGCTGCAATTTTCTTAAAAACCACAGTATATTTACCCCCTTTTAAATCTGTCTTTGTCTTAATCCAAGAATCTGAAAGAACGTTCAACAGGTGATAGTTCTCAACATACTTGGCATAATACATGACAGCAGCGACAACCAGTTCATATTTTTCAGAACCATCGGATTTATAACTGTTGAAGAAATTTTCGGCAAGTTCACGCCCCCAATACTCGACATTGTTACGTTTCCTAGGCTCATTTGCAACTTTCGTTGCATTTGCCCACACAATCTTCTTTAGGACCCCATCTTTGTAAATGCCACATCCATAACTATCTTCAAGATTGAAAGTCTGATTGGTAAATCCCTCCATGTCTTTTATATCATCCATGATATTCGTGGCGATATCTTCCATGAACTGCATGATAGATTCATCCAAGGCATTTTGGACATTACTACCAAACTCTTTCAATACTTTATCGTTGTTATTTGCCTGCATTTTTTGTACTTGTCTTTCTTGTTACTGGTTTACTCAGTTTCTCAATCTGCTTTTTTAGCAAATCTCGATCATCTTTAGCGCATTTCAGTTCTGTTTTAATATCATTCAGTTCATTGTAAAGCTCCTGTATCTTCTGATAAGCATCGTGGAGAGATTGCTGATAACTCAAAATTTCCTCTTGCGCCTTCTCCAACTGAGCACCCTGAATAGCAAACCCCTTTTCAAGATTGTCCAAGGTAGAAGAATCAATTTCAGTTTCCATCTTTTCCTTCTTCTGCTTAAACATTAACATTGAAGTTAGAAGGGTTATGCCATTTGTACCCAACAAAGCAAGTATTATTTCCGTCCAATTGATTGTCATAGTATTCTAGTTTTCTATTTGGTTAAAGTATATCACCGTACCAAATTCCATATTGTTAAATGGAGGTTTCTTTATCTCACGCCAACTATTGCTGTTGTCCGAAAACGGATGGTTGAAATTCTGCCAATCCAACAGACACCCGGAAGGTATGGTTACATCGTTATCTTCTAGGTAGGCGGCATATTCGGATTTGTCAACATCATTCGTTTCCGAACCTGTATCCTTTTCCTGTATGTTTGCCCTTCCTTCGTATATCATCTCCCAATACGGGGTGGTATGATATTTATCCGAACTGTTCTTGCTCTGATAAATTCTCACCATATCAGGAAACATATCCTCACCTAAAATACTCTTTCCCATACTACCATCTTAATCTAGTTATTTCAACATCAGTTCCAACATCCAAATTCAAACCCCATTTGGCGTATAAATCCTTTGCGCGTTGTTCCAATCTTTTCTTGTCATTGATAGAAATAGTCTTGCTTGTGTCAGTAATTGACCAGTTACCTGCCTTTTTCGTCTTTCCCTGTATGGTTGAAGGGGCAGTACAAACAATGAGCAACAAATCGGCATAAGCCAAATCCTTCTTCATCTCAGACGTTTCACGGCTGTCATCAGACAAACGGAATCCCCATTTCTGGGCAACACTGATATACGATGTGTTTTTCAACTCATAGTCAATCTGTGCTTTCAGATATTCACGCATAGACATATAAAAATATGCTTCCACCTTCATGTTACCCTTTGCTGTTATCTGAGGTGTAACCTGAATAGTGTACGGATTATCTGAAACTTTCAGCCTATCTTCCGGCTTCAATGTTTCATTGTCAGCAATAAGCCAATATCCGAACTCCACACTTTCTTCGGGAATAGCTTGGAGCGTGAGAGTATCTCCAATGAAATACTCCCCTGCGCCTTTTGCTGTGCCTTCGCCATTTATATCAATAATGACCTTCATGGTTCAACTTTTTACAATCCTGTATTTGACTGTTCGTCAACCTTCATAATGATAAGGTTGTTAGGATTCTTCATCACAGGACACGCCCACAATTCACCTGAACTCTTTTCTGCATACGGTTCAGAAGAATACTGATGCAAGAATGCGATACGTCCGCCTTCCAAAGAGGAAATACGTACAGCCGGGTTGGTATCCTGCAAATACATTGACGGTGAGTTCTTGATACGGAAGAACTGACCGCTCTGAACAAGAACAACGGTGTTCTTTTCAAAAGACGGTTTGGCTTCCTCAATCACGCCAAGTTTGTTCCATTTTGATTTTTCCTCAATAGGGATAATTACAGGAATAGAGAATACCTTCATCAGCACATCAACAATTTCCTGATTGTTCATAGGATAGATTGTAGTAGATGCTGCGGCAGGAACAAGACGTGCCTGTACTGCTGCTGTCACTTTCGGGTGCATCAAGAAATTATCATACAAATCCTTTGACATTTCAAAATGATCGTATGGCATACTGTCATTGTCGGCAATCTTGCACATTCTTTGAAGGTCTTTAATAGGATCTGCATTTTCGTTCGGTGTCCAGTCTGTATCGTTAAACCATTTCTGTTTTAACGCTTTCAACTTATGTTTTGCAGGAACACGATAGTCGATCTGAACAGGAATTGAGTTAGTACCACTGGCTGTATAGTTAAGCATACCTGTAGAAAGAGCCTGATAAGTCATACAGTTCAACTCGGTATGGAAACCTTGGATACATGCTTCCATCTTTGTGTACCACTTCTCACGGATCTTGTCAAGCAATGCACCTTGCGGAATGTCAAGTTCATAGAACTCCTGAATATCGGTTTCCATAAACTGAATGGCGTGACCCATCTTCGGAATACGGCCCGAATACCATTCAAATCCCGTAGTGTCCATGATAGGCTTTTCAGCCAAAGGAGCAAGCATCACAGGACGGGTAGCCTGTGTGTATTCGTCAACCATCACGTTCCATGATTTGCTCATCTGAGGAACATCCCAATCTCCGTAGCTTCTCCAGTTTTCGTTATCAAATTTCTGATTGGCATAATCCATAAGTTCCTGCATCTCCCCAGAGAAATGCCAATCATAGAAACTAAATGTCGATCTTTGCATAAAACGAAAAAATTTAATTAGTTATACAATGTGTAACGGAAAACGCAAGGATATGATTCATCATCCTTCATCGCCTTTTTGATTGCCGAAGCTACGGGCGGAATGCGTTTTTCCAAAATCTCACTTGTCACCATCCATGCACCGTTGAAAGGATAGAGAGTGGCACCGGGAATGGTGTCAACATCATAAGGCAGGATAGCATTAGGAATAACCTTGAATTTTGCGCTAGCACCAACCTGTGTAACTTCAACCAAAATATCGGTCAATTCCAATTTACCTGCATCCCCGGACAATGTAAGGATGTCATATTCGTCATGAGACGAATCAATAGCGTTAATGGTAAAACCAGTTGTAGTACCTGCGGCAGTAGTAGGTGCTTTGCCGACAACCATACCAACCTTGGCAACTGTATTACCCATGATTTTTTCAACTTTTACCGTAGCACCAGAATCCGATTTCTCATACATTCTGAATGAATAGTGAATATCACCGCCATCCTGTTTTGAGGAATCACATTTAATCATGGTACCAGCCGGAAGTTTGTTCCCAACTGTAGGCATACGTTCTACTGGAACGTTACATCCTACCAACAGTACGTGCAAAGACGTATCATTAGAAAAGATATGTCTTGCGCCACCAATCTTACTATAACTTGTTGCAAGAACTCCTGCTTTCATAATTAAAAAAAACTATTTGTTAATTTTACTGTAATATCGGCTGACAATGTTGTTTTCCTTGTTAGCCTTATCTTCTTCTCTCTTTCTATCTATGAATGACTTTACATCGCTAGAACCACCCTTGTCAGAGATGAAAGGATTAATGCCATCCTTTGTGTATTTAGTACACGTTTCATTGTACTTTCCCTGTATTTTCAGAAGAATGCTTGTATCTTCCTCTTCGGGCGAAATCTGAATGTTCTCAAAAATGATGTTGCGCAACAACTCGTTAGGCATACCCGCTTCCGGGCGTTTAATCAAATCAGACAGCTTCTTGCGCTTTTCAGTTACAATCTGCTTCTGCTTTTCCTCCTGCTCTTTAGCTTCAAACTCTTTCTTGAACTTTTCAAACTCTTCAAGTTTAGCCTTGACATCATCGGGCAACTCAAACGGTTTCGGTTCGGGTGCTGGTGTCGGTGTAGGTTGTGGTTGCGGTGCTGGTGTCGGCTGTGGTGCAGGATGTGATTTTTCCCATTCCTTTTTCAAGTTGGATATCTCCTGTTCCTTGATTGTATCCCACTCTTTGCGCTTATCAGACGCAAACGCTCTTACCTGACCTGCCACTGTGTTCTTTAAATGATTCACAACACTTTCATTCCAGAACTTTTCCGCATTTTCCTGCGGTGCGAACGCTGAGAACTCATTAATTGTCTGTTCGATTGTACGATCTGTAATAACGGAGCTACTTTCTCCCAACGCATTCTTGATACCTTCAAAAATGACTTTTACATTTTCATCCATATACTATTTATTTTTTTTTTATGTGATTCATGCACAAGACCTTTGCGCACAGTAAGTACCTCTTACCGATGCAAATGTAGTTAAAAAATGTGTATAAGCAAAAAAATATTTAAAAAAATATTATATTTGCGGGATACATAGAAAACGATGGAAGAAATTGACTTAAAATACCGAGGATTAAAGACTAAGGATGTTGTCAAATCGCTGAAACGATATGGCAAAAGGGGAATCATACCATATAAAAGCCTTGATTTCGTCCAAAGATATATAGAGGACAGAAGAAGCAAGGGGTACAAGGTAAATATGCTTGCCCCACAGAAAGGTTCACAGGAGGCATTTCTAAGGAACAGGGCAGGGATAAAGATACTTCACGGAAATCGTGGGGGAGGAAAATCCGTATGCCTTGGAATGGATATACTGAGTTCATGCAACCACCCGTCATTTTCCGCACTTGTTTTCCGTAAGGACAAGACATCAGCAGAAAAAGCGGACGGTATTCTTAAAGTGGTTTCAAAGATGGTTGAACCTTATGGTGAGTATATTGATTCAAAACGCCTTTCAAGACTTGACGCAGGAGGTGAAATACGGTACGATTATTTCGGTGATGCCTGCCTGTCGGGAGAAAAAGGCGTAAGCGAATTTAAGGACAGACAACAGGGTGGTAACGTTGTCAAGGTGGCGATAGACGAGTGCTCACAGGCAACAGAACCTATCATAAACTACCTTCAAACGGTATTGCGTTCATCATCAGGACTAAGAACAAGTCTTATAGGCGCGTGCAATCCAAATCCGTACAGCGATTTCTGGAGAGCAATGGTATCATGGTGGGTAGACGATGATGGAATAGCAATTCCAGAAAGATCGGGGAAGGTAAGATATTTCTTTCAATATGGAGATACTATACATGAAACAGCATGGGGTGACAGCCCACAAGAAGTATTTGCTCAGGCAAAAGATTATATCATCGCAAGATTCGGTAAAAATACCAAAATTAACGAAACAAACTGTAAAAGATACATCAAGAGCATAACCTTTATAGCTTCCGGGCTGGAAGATAACAAGATACTTATGGCTTCCAATCCCGACTATCAGAAAAACCTTGGAGGAACAGCACAGGAAGTATCCATAAACGCATTAGGTTCATGGAAGCTGATAAAAGGAGGAAACGAGTGGATAACCCGTGACGAAATGGAGGAAATGTTCTCATCGCAGCCTGTGTTTGACGATTATTTTGAATGTGCTACACTGGATATAGCATACGGTCTTGGTGACGTTTGTGTAATGGGGCACTTCATAGGACACCACTTACAAGACCTAGAATGGTCAAACACATTAAAGCCTAGGGATTTGAACCTATGGGTAAGAAACAATCTACGGAAATGGGGAATCGGTGAAAACAGACTGGCATTTGACGGTCTTGGAGCACCGACATTCCGTGACGCATTTCCCGAAAGCCTGGCAATACTTAGAGGTGTTCCGAAAAGACTAGACAAAAGCAAGGATGATCAACCTGTAAGATTCTATTTCGATCTAAGGGCGCAGCTTGCCGATGAAATGGTAACACGTATAAAAGGAACAAACCTAGGATATTGCGGATTCAGTATAAACCCAGAACTTCTTGACAAACCGTATGTGAACAAAACAATACGGGAAGCACTGATGGACCAGAGAAGAGCAATAAGACGTGACGTGGAAAGGGAAAACGGGAAACTAAGACTGCTGAAAAAACAGGAAGCAAAAAAGATTGTAGGATGCTCGCCCGACTTGATAGAAGGAACATTTTTATACAGGACATATTTTGATATATGCGATATAATGATTGACATACCTAACGATATAATGGATGAATTAAAATATTTATAATTACCTATGGAAATTTTAAAATTAGACGTTTTATTACGAAAAGAACCGTTCAAAGTGGCACTTCCGTCAAGATGTGACGATGGAAGAGGTGGAGGAACAAAGAAAAAGCCAAGACGCTCCACTTTGATATACAAATATATGTCACAAGATGATTTCCTAGCGCAATGGGATACATCAGGGCATTATATACACAACAGACCCGACTGGAAAGACAGCATCCCGTCAGACGAGGATGCCACATCATCGGATGATGAAAGCGCGAATGTAGGTGCTCAGAAAAGGAAAAAGAAATTGGCATCAACTCCCTATGTACTGCAAAGACGAGCATTCCCTCTCCAAAGGATGATACACAAGAAAAGGGTATCACACCTGTGTACCAATCCTCTTAAATTCCAGATAAAGAAAAGCGCGTCAAACCAGCAGAACAGGGATAAGCTGACAACATACAAGGAATACTGGACTGATTCTCTCATGGAAACAGCCAAGTTTGAACTTATAAGCGAAGCCGGAAAGGTAGGAGATGCTGCCATATATATATATAAGGATAAGGACGAGATAAAATACAGGTCTTTCAGCTACTCAAAAGGAGATATACTATATGAGCATAAAAACAGAAGAGGCGAAAGAATAGCTTTCGCAAGAGAATATACAACCACATATATATCGGCTGATGGAGAAGAACATACAGACACACTTGTCGATGTATGGACTAAAGATGAGTTTTATACACTGGATTCCAACGGAGATATAGCAACGGATATTGACGAGAACGGGAATATCATACAACTGCATCAATTCCATAACCTGGGATTTATACCTGTGGTATATCTACGGCTTGAACTTCCATTTTGGGGGGCAGTACAGGACTTGATAGACGATTTCGAGTTCTTAATGTCCATGATAGGAGAATACAACACACGACAGGCATTCCAAATGCTACTTATCAAGACAAACGGAAGAATAAACATTCAAAGAAACGGATTGGGAGGAACTTCCATTTTACGTGTAGGAGCAGAAGATGATGCACAGTTCATGGGTAAAATGGATGCTTCAAACTCACTGTTCACTGAGATAGATAACATATATAACGGGATACTTGACGGAAGCGGTGTCGTTCCGCCAATGCAATCATCGTCAGGTGACAGACCTACTGGAACAACGGCAATGTATTACGAGCCGGAAATGGAATGGGCGAGAAGTGATGCACAAATGATGAACACAGCCATAAATGACATGGCCAATATATTCAAATACTATGTAGGAGTAATGGAAGGTGACGCTACAGGTTATAACGCTTTAAGAATAAACGCTACCATAGAGCCATACTCATACATAGACTTCTCTGAATGGAACAATACACTCGTTCAGCTTGTGAACTCCCGAATAATATCATTACAGACAGCAAGAGAGGAAAGCGATTTTTCTGCAAATAATGAAGATGATAGAATGGACGAACAAGACAGAAGATTAAACGATATGGAAGCTAGGGTGATAGAGGAAAATAATGAAAACAATGAAAACAATGATAACAACGATAACAGCTAAACTATGGGAAAATTTACGAACTTACTAAGAAAAATAAGAAGGGCATTAGACTATATATGCCTTAACAATTTGAGAGTTGACGGAATGGAACACCTCATTGCAGGAATACTTGTAGTAAGCATGTCGCAATGGTTTTTCTCCGTATGGACAGCAATAGCACTAACCTTGTTAATTCTTGTAGGAAAAGAAATCGTCTACGATAAGTGGCTTAGACAAGGAGTGCCCGAATGGAGAGATATATTCTGGGGAGCAGTAGGTATGGTACTTGGATTAATTTAAAAAAAATAACACCGAAAAGTTTTGATATATCACAAATTATGCTTTTCTTTGTGGTGAACGTCATAACATAATATTTGGCAAAATAAATCGAACAGATTTTGTACAAGATATTAAGAACCCCTCTAAGGTGGCAGAAAGGAAACAATCTGCGACTTCTATGCCCTGCGTATGTTGTGACGTTCACACCTACGGAGGGTTTCTTTTTATCACAATTCGTTAAAATATGAACGTCACAACGAATGAACTTATTCCTATTAGTGATAATAACGGTAAGAGAGCCGTTAATGCACGTGATTTGCATTCTTTTCTTGAAAGTAAAAGGGATTTTTCAACATGGATTAAAGATCGTATTAAATCTTATGATTTTATTGAAGGTGTTGATTTTCAATCATTCACCGAAATTGTGGAGCGAGAAATAGGAGCTACTAAACGAATTGAATATGCTCTATCAATCAGTATGGCAAAAGAGCTATCCATGATTGAGAACAACGAACGGGGAAGGCAAGCTAGAAAATATTTTATCGCATGTGAGGAAAACAAGCATGAACTTTCCCGAAAGGAGCTTGCATTAATGGTAGTACAAGCCGAAGAAGAGAAAGAGAGGCTTTTATTAGAGAATAACCATCTTTCCGAAACAGTAAATTTACAAACGGAAGAGTTGCAGAAAGCCGCCCCAAAAGTCAACTACTACGATAACCACCTACAAAGTGTAAACACACAGACAAGCACACAAGTAGCAAAACAAATTGGAATGTACGCTGAAAAGTTACATAAAAAACTTAAAGAAATAGGAATTATATATCGACAAAGCGGTCAATGGATACTTCATACTCCATACTCAACGTTTGGATTGCACTCTACCCGTACACAAACGTACACACGTTCGGACGGTTCTGTAGGAACAAGCATATACACAGTATGGACTACCAAAGGTGTTCGTTTTATTATTTCACTGTATGAAAACGATTGGAATGTGAAGAAATCTATAGAACAAATAAAATGATGGTAGGCATTTATAACCAATTAAACACTATTTAACTAAATTGGTATCACCCTTGGTAGAAGGGATTGAGGACGTGGAGTGGTCGACAGTAGTCGGGGCAGTGAAACGTCAATATATATGTGTATGAATGTATATAATTACCTAGCAGAGGTCACGGGTAAACAACATGCCCATGTTATGCGTGATATTCGCAATCTATTATCGCAAGGTGTAGCCGAATCCAATTTTGGATTGGGCTCATACACGGACGCTAACGGTCAAGAAAGACCTCTATTTAATCTAACTCCGAAAGGTTGTCTTATTCTCGCTTCTGGCTATGATGCAGTTCTACGTGAAAAAATCATAGACCGTCTTGAATATCTCGAAAATGAGAAAAAGGCTATCCAAACTCCGCAAACCTATCTTGAAGCCTTGGAGGCTTTGGTAGCTTCTGAAAAGGAGAAAGAACGGTTGCGCATTGAATCGGAGCAACAGAAAAAGCAAATCGAACAAAAAGATGCCAAGATTGCCAAAATTCAGCCCAAAGCGGACTTCGCCGACAAAGCCTTTGCAATGGAAGGCAAGTGCGATATAGGACAGGCTGCCAAGATACTCGGCTTGCCATTCGGACGAAATACCTTGTTCAAGAAGCTTCGTGAAGCAGGAGTATTCTTTGCTAACAGGAATGAGCCAAAACAGAAATATATTGATGCTGGGTATTTCGAGATGAAAGAAAAACCTATTCCAAGAGAGAATCACCCAGGTTTTGTTGTGATGGTTGTTCTATGTACACAGAAAGGTCTTGCATATATCAATCATCTTTTTGGAGGAAAACCGTCTGATGGAAAATTAGCGAGAATAGTATAGCACTATACATCTGTTATTACTATAAAGCAAGGAGCGACAAAAATATCGCTCCTATATTTCCTTTAACATATGATTGATCACTTTATCGTAACCCAAACCTGTTCGCCACGCTTTATCGCATCGTCAATCAACTTGTTCAATTTGTCAGAAGTATAGCGTGATTCGGTAAGTCTGCCTTTTGATGTATTGTTACCTACAAGGATACATCCGGCAGAATCCTTTGCTGTATTCCCAGCGTGAAAAAGAATACCCTCAAAATGAGGAACATTCAACAGTCTTGGCATATTACGTCCGAATTTTGGGGACCAGTTGTATATAACCTGGTATCTTCCATAAGGAATAGCAGATTCAGCATAAACCTTCTTCTCGTTTCCATCAAACACTCCGTTCTTATTCACGTCAACAACACGATCTTCAAGCGTATTACTGAAAAACTCACCATCAATATACAAACGCCCTATAGTATAATCGGGCTTACACCATTTTCTTTCTACTAATAGTTCCATAATTTTTTATTTATTGATACATTGCAAATATACAAAAAAGTATTATATTTGCAATGTAATAATTAGGCTAGTTGATATTTAGATGGGCATTAAGGAACAAATGAACACCATTATAAAGTATTCGGTGATTCTTTTATGATAACTGATAGCGGGTATTGGATTAACGTTCTAAAATGTATGTATAAAGATGTACATTAATACCTTTAAAAATTATATTTAATGAGGTTGTATAGATTTTGGCAACCTCAACAATTTCCAAAATGCCTTAAATTAATACAACTAGCAGTAACATATTGCATTTTTTAAATTTATTCATTTGCATAAGGCAAGAGAAAGGCTCAATCTGTTCTCTTGCTTTTTTTTATGTGCAAACGCAAACTAATATGTTAACATTAATTAAAAATTCAGTTTGGTTATATATATGTAAAATATATTTTTGTTACTTTGCACTATGTAAATGAACCATTACGATGTTTTTACTTTGGCAGCAGGCAGATGTGAATCTTTACTGTTGCCTTTTTTATTTAAAATACATACCTTTGCACTATGGACAACGAAAGAGAAATATTATCGAAACTTGACGCTATCATACAGAACCAAAAGGTTTTGTATGAGAATCAAATTGTCATATTTCAAACTCTAGCATCAATCGGACAAAAGGTTTACAGCCAAAGCGATTTCAAGAGTTTGATGATAAATATGGTAGCAAACGGAATAACAGAAAGAGTAGAAGCCAATGATCAACAAAGAAGAAATATCTAAGATTGCAGACTATTACTTCCAAGTAAAAAGACTTGCAAACGGTATAAAATCGTCAACCAAAGAGCGTGCAGAGAAGTTCTCTAAAGACCTTCTAGCCGTATTACTTTTGGCAGGTGCTAAATCGTTCAAGTCAATATCAAAACTCCCGGATAGCCAAAAAGAAAAAGTGCTGGAACTGACCAAAAAGTTCCGCGAGGATATATATAACGACATATACCAATATGTACTGGAAAGCAATAAACTGTCACTAGAACTAAACGAAGATCTTGGATGGGAGTATATTTCAATGACGGACAACGGCATTAAGGAATATATGGAAAGGACATACGGTGGAGAAACGACAAAGCAGAGAATAAACACAAATACAAACAGATTCCGCGCTGTTGTTGAAGTATATCTTGCCAATACATTACTATCCATAAAAACGAACAATATAGAGAAAATAACAGATGAGGTTCAAAAGAAGATATGGAACAACATATCATCACCATATAACGTATCATTTATTCCTCCAAGCAAACAGAAACACTATGGGAGAGGATATGCCACAAACGGTATAAGCCAGTTGTATGTTATAGAACAACAGATGATTCTAGGAATTTTCAATGAAGCAAACTATAATTCATGGAAAAATATTCCAAATTTCAAGGGATGGAGAACAGCAGTAACATCTAAAAACCCATGTCAGTTCTGCATTGACGAGCAATATAGAATACACACAGACAGACCTAAGCTGCCGTTCCATGCCCATTGCTTGTGTATATTATATCCGGTGTTTAATACATAATAACTTGATAATCAACATACCATTGAGTAACATTGCCATAAGACGGGGGATTTCCAGCATCAACCACATCATTACGAGTAAATGATTTAGGAATATTTGTGCACGAAGGCATCAATATATTACCTGACCATTGACCTGTATAAGATCCATCTTTCGCTCTCCATCTATATCTAGCGTATGGTCTGCCGGATGAAGCAACGTAATCACTAGAAGTGTTATTTGTAATGTTTAATCTGCATTTAGAAGAAGTAGACCCATTTGTCAACTGTCCGTAAACAGAGAATCCAGAAGCGTTGGCTGTTGTATTTCCAAGTGTAATAGAAAGACTTTGTGTAACCACTATAGGCTTACGAATAAATCCGTCAGATGTAGTAGGGATTAAGCATAATACATTTCCACTGTAATCACAAAAATAACCCTTAATATAAATATATGTATCCCCCATAGATATGAGATTATTGCGATTAAGGGTAATTGAAATTTTTCCTGTACTATCAATACTACTTACAACGAAAACTCCAGAATCCACCAACTTCTTTAATTGATTATATACTTCCACCTTTATCTTCATATTAGACCAAGTAAATCCCCCAAGTATTTTACCCCAATTATACCTAGAATCAGCCCAATATGGTGAAATTGTAAGTACAAACGTTGTCTTTGTAGCATCTACAGGATTAGTTAGAATATCTTTATCTATTGTAAGAGGTTTAGCCCCATGATCGTATCCATCAAAATCAGTAAGCCTGGCCCATGTTTTAGGTCTATCATATACTAATTTCTTATTTACAGAATCATAAATTATACCAGGTAAACTAGCATTGTCAAATGAAGGGCTAGACGCTTCTTTGGGTTTTATATAACTCCACATATTAATTTTTTCGCTAAGACAAGCATACCCTAAATCATAACCGTCACTAGTAGGACCAATACCTAGGGTAGGATATACATCACTATCCAATCCGACAGGTGCAGTAATTTTACCGTTAGAGTGACCCATAATCACCCCCTTCCTCTATAACGGTATAAGAACCTTTACAAACAACAACGCCATTACAACTGATACTACGACAATGAATATCGCCATCAATTATAACAGCATCAGAAATGTCATAATCACTAGGAAGCTCCTCACCACATAGTGTTATAACTTCGACTGCCCCTGTGCAGCTAGACTGCCCCTGTGCAGCTAGACTGCCCCTGTGCTCCCTCGCTTCGCTTCGGTCGCACACCAAATTTCCAGTAATAAATAAACTAATTTTCATCTAACTCACGTATTAAATCATTAACATATTTTACACAGGAATCTAACTCGTCATATCCGTCCAAAATCATAGCACCGACAGTAATGTGAAGTTTGTCTATCACTTCTTTTTTTAACAGCACAGCATTTGCCTTGCTTGTATCAGACTTTTCTATAACCGTTATTGCAGAATCAATCATCCTAGTTACTTCGGATGGTGGCATCATGGGAATATCAGCACCTTTCCGCCAAGACTGATATTCTCTCATTTTTTTAAGAAGTTCTTTTTTTCTCATGGCAAATCCGATATAGACTTTTTGACATCATCAAGTGACTTATCCGGACAATATGAAATTACACCATTGTTTTTACCATAAACATACAGGCTTCCTTCCATAAAAAGATTGCCGTCATTATCTTGTTTGAAATAGACCTTGTTTATCTTTTCCACAAACTTTCTATTTCTCCATTCTCTGTACATTTTGAATAAATTCTTCATGTATATAATGTTTAATTAGTTATAAATTCATAATAAATAAGGAGTGATTATAGGCTAAATAAAAAGGGGGCCTATAAAACGCTCCTTATTAAATCTATGCGTAAATTTAAGATCTAGGCAACAGTCCATAAGACAAATATTGCTTTAAGGATCTTCGACGGTGGCAAAATCACCACAAAGATAATAATTAATGCCTAAATTTATATATATTATGAGTTATTCTTTTTGCGAATTAAGCATTAAGATAAAAGTTCCTCTTAATGCTGTTGGTGTCATCATTAGAAGTGATGGCACTCAAATTGAAATGAATTGATTTTATCTTTGGTGTCCGATTGTATATCATTGCCTAAAATCGGATGGAGGAAAACCCGAAATATGGCAAAAAAGATAAACCTCCATCCGCAAACAAAAACAAGAATTTAATCAATACAGGCAAAAACCACACATTTCGGACAGCATTGCAATACTAAAAGGGTAAATCATCCCGTCTTTCAGGCTGAACAGGTGCAGGTGATGGTGCTTGTGCTAGTTGCGGCATATCTATCTTAAAGCACCCAACCTCATTGTAATATTTTCCCTGATATTCTCTTGCTCTGATTTCAAGATGGGCAGTAATAGTATCGCCCTCTTTCAATTGAAGATCACACAGGGTACCCATTACATAGAAATACACCTCTTTGGCATACATGGAACCAATTTCCTCAACGAGATAATTTCTCTTTTGCCAAGGATTACCTGCCTTACTTGTACCAGCCTGTAACTGACCTACTTTTTTTACTTTACAATTTAATACTAAATCCATTTTTTTTATTTTTTATACTTTTCCTCTTTGATTTTGTCCAATTCTCTCATTGCGGACAGCCTTCTTTTGTGAGCGTCCACTCTTATCCAGAAAACCTTCCAACTAACTTCCTTACCGTTAGTTGTGTTCTCTTTAAGTATCTTGCCACATTTAAAAATCTCGTTGACAAGATAATCATACCGTTCTTTATCATAGCAATATCTCATGCGACAAAAGTAATATTAAAAAATAAACTAACACAGAAAACAATACTAAAAATAGTTAACTAAATAGTTAATTCTTCCTCTTCCTCTTTCGACAATGCTTCCACATCACCATCTTCACCTTTAGGGAAATACAGTTCGTCAAGATAATTGCTCGCTTCACTCTTGTCAGTGAAACTCTTTATAACACTTCCCCGTTTGCTAACGACACGGTAACTAATATTATCCTCTGCTACAACTTTGTAACAATTTAAATCATCCACATCTACAACATCGGGAGCATTATCATCAATACGCATCATGCTCAATATATGAGAATACTCGTTCACCTTCACCGTACAAGAAAAAACATTAGGAACTGGTTCTATTATCAATCCGGCATTTATCAATGAATCAAAAACAGAACGCCTGGGTTTGTATTTCAGTTGCCTCCTTATAAACTTCAACGTTATCATATTATCTCCCCTCTGTGCGGATAATACGCACAAACGTAATACCCGTAACGCATCAATACTACATAGAGGTGAAAGGTACTTGTACAACTGGACAGGAGTAAATTTATGGAAATATTCAAATACCCCCTCTTCCTCTATTTCCTTTACACGCCTTTCCCTTTCCTTATTCCTTACCGTCAAATTAGTGGTTTTCCTTACCGACATAGACTACCCTTTCCATGTATCGTTTTCCTTTATCCATTTACGTTCATCATCACTAAGATCACCTGTTGATTCACGATGATATACACACTTGTTGCATAACCCTGCCTTGGCACGTACACACTTGTCGCAATCGTATGGGAAAAACGCTATGGTGGTCTTGTCATAGAAATCCTCACTAGCATCATCGTCAGAAAGCCATCCTTTGAACTTTGCAAGCATATCAAGCGCACCTTTCACATCCTTAAAATCAGCAGTGTCTATATCAGAACGCTTTAGGAAACTTTCTATAAGGCTTATCGCATCTTCAAATTCAAGGTTATCCTTGTTTATCAAAGTCTTTGTCTTTTCCTTATTCTCACCTTCCAATACACGCCTCATGGATGGTGTCACATAATCGGAAGCAAGCATGGAAGATTTGGCATAATTGACAATCTGGGTTATTCTTGGAGAGTTCACCCATTGCTTGGCTTTCATAAGCAAAGAACGCTCTGACATACCCTCGTCAACAACGTGCGTAGCCTTGTAAAACAAGACAGGATTGGTATCTATGACATAAGCGGACGCAGCCCATAACTCCATCTCATTCGCATCATCAATATGCTTTGCTATATCAATCTTCTTCTGTTTTTCATCGTCAATAAGAAGATTGTTACTAAGGGGAAGTTTACCCCATCCTTTATTCAAACCCATTACCTTTCCTCCTTTATCCTAAATTTTATCTCCCTTACTCTCTCGTCAAGTTCAGAAGAATATTTTAAAAGATTGTATATGCTACTCCTGTCAATACATAGGAAATCAGAAATATCAGATATACTTAAACCCATGTCACGCATGACACAGCACACAAGCGCACGGTTCATCACAATATCATGCTTCCTGCTTTTCCTGTTAACATCAGTATCGGAGAGTCCGCTTGCCGCTAGAACTCTCCTAAAAACCAAAGCGTTATCAGCCTTTTTGCCCATTTTTCACATTCTCCTTGTCTACGATTAATTGCATTATATCAGCATAACCAGCCAAATCAACCATATTGTCACGCTTTTTATGAAATCCCTGTCTGCATAGCTTTACAGCTATCTGTACAGCAACACAGTCATAAGGAGATAATTCCTTTCCCGTAATCAAAGAAGCCATCTTGGAAATATTTTCAAAATTGACTACTGCATCACCATAGTCAGACTGCCTGCTGTTGCTACGGATATCCTTTGCCTCATCAAGGATACTTCTCTCTTTAACATGATCAACATAAGCAATACAATCCGAGAAAAGAATATACTCTTTACCCTGGTCATCCGCACAAAGAAACTTTTCACCATTCTCAAAACAGTATTTAACAGTGACAAATTTACCGAACACATTTGACTTGCTTACAGAATCTTCACCGTGAAGTGAAATGTATTTATCACGGCTTATAATTTTTACCTTGCTGTTCAACGTAACTCCAATCATAACAAATCACCAACTTTTATGTTATCCGCATCCTTCTTATCAGAAAAGAAAATACGATCATACTTAGTTTCACCAAACTCAACAAACATAGCAAGAACAAAATACTTGTTCAATACACTATCGTAGCCTTTATCGTAAATTTTGCCTATTTTCTTTGTTTTCATTTACCTGCATTATTTGTATGACCAAAACCTCCATCACCCCTATCCGTTGAATCAAGGCTTTCAACCTCAACAAATTCAACCTCAATATAATTACTGAAAAGAAGCTGAGCAATCCTCTCCTTTGCGGCAATATAGAAAGGCTCTTTCTCAAAACTCTTCACTATAACACCTATACAACCTGTATAGTCACAATCAATAACACCATCCAACACATCTGCGTCATGATACTTCCCGTCAACGCCAATAATACCTTTCAGGGAAAAGCCACTCCGCGGCTTAATAATAACCTTCATATTTGATGGCATCTGAATGGCTATACCAAATTTAATCAGATTACGACCTTTTCTTATCAACGTGTTGTCAGGAACATACAAATCATACCCGGCAGCACCATCAGTTTTTTTTTCGGGAAGAACTGCATCCCGTCTTAATTTTACGAATTTTACTTGATTCATTTTTTATTTTTCTCTTTAAATCATACATAGCGCATTCCCTGCTTCTATAAATCTTGCTTGCAGGATAAATCACATCATTTACAATAACAAAGCCGACAACAGGATCTGTAATTGGAACAACTTCACCATCAACAATGGTGAAATGATTTTCGGACAAAAGCCTTCTCATGGCAGCAATCTGTTCGAGAGTAGCCTTTGATATATCATAGTTGTTAGAAAAGTTAAACTCTGAATTACAGATAAGAGTATTCTTGTCCTCATACAAGAAATTAGCTTTCAAACCACCATTGTTGATAAATACATAATCCTTGACATGTCCTGTCCTGCTTTTAGCAAACAGGAAATCTCCTTTCTTGAAATCGTCAATCTTTACCAACTCGTAAGTACAATCGTCAATCTTATTCAATCTATACCCATTAGGCAGTTTTATTACACTTGAATCCGTATTACCCATTGTGTTCCTCCGTATTTAATCTGAATGCAGCTTCCCTAGCCTCATCCTTAGTCCTATACAACTCTATTTTTTCAAACATACGACCATCATCACAGTCATACGTACACAAGGTTACAGCCCACATATTACCACGGGGAGAATAAAAGTATTTCCCGTAATCAGGTCCCATAACCTTTCCGTCAATCTTAATTTCACCTCTTCTGTTCATGCTCTTTTTTCACCCCCGAATTTTTTCCTGAAATCATCAACAGAACATGCTATGCGATTACCAAGATGGTCTACATACAAAACAGCACATGTGTCCACCCCGTAACGTAAACTCAACATGCTAATAATACTGTCAACGACACATTCATCACCAGTTTTCAAATCAAAATATTTGTTTCCTATGATAATAAGTTCATGATCAGCTAATGGAACAACACGTTCTATCTTGCTCTCACGATACTTTTTCAACTTTTCAAAGAACTCACGGTGCATTACACGCTCATTCTCATCCATCACATGATAAAATTCACAGCAAATACCGTGAACATTATCCACTGTATTAATCTCATCAAGGTTGTCAATCACATTCTGCAATGCGTCAAAGAAATTCACATCATGCTCATCCAATACTTCTTCCATCATTCTATCAATGGAAGCAATAACTGCGTTCTTGAAATCAATATCATCACAACTAAATCCCAAAGAGATATAATTACGCAATGAAAGAAGATTTTCCTTAAAATCAATTCCTACCTGAATATCCATTTCCTAAATTGTTTAACATTAATACTATTCAAATTATTAATAACAGCATCTCCGATATCATCGTTATGCTTCAATCCAAAAGACAGGCTAGGATATTCCCACCATCTCGCCACACGTCCTTTGTCACCCCACAAAGATATAGCTTTATTATCAAAGTCGGGGAATAAAATAACATTTTTTGGCAATTTATTTCCAAGCTGGTTCATTCCGCCACAAGCTGTCCATATAAAACCGTTACCAAAAGCCATAGAAGCTATTATGGCGGTTTTCTCCGATTCAACCATACAAGTTATCGCATCGCTGCAATAATCCCCTAAAAACGGCTTAAAATAACCACGATAGGTAAACCCTTCTCCCGTAGTAAACTTCCTGAAAGCATGGGTTTCCTTCTTCCTGTGACCGTTCACACCATATCTTATCCTGTTGTCATGGCACACGTTACCATCCTTGTCGGAATACCAGAACACAGCGGATTCCCTTCCAAGACAGCCTACCTTATACCTTGAAAACACATCATTCACGGAATCAACACCGAAAACACCTGAAAGGTACTCGTACAGGTTATTACCCTTCCAATGCCCGGCATCGCTAAGCCTGTCAACATACTTCACATCAACAAACCTTGATTCCTGTCTACCCGAATCATACTCCCTCTCGTAGAAATCCTTCAAACTCATCCTGCAACCTTCCGGGCTTGACAGAATCCTAAAAGCATCAGAAGCACTACTGCAACCGGGAATATAAGACACGAGAAAGTCAAACAGGTTGACAGAATCACCGCCCTGCTCGGTAACGGTAATACTGCCCGACTTGTTCATATAGAAAACCAGCTTATCCTTCCTGCTATGGCTCTCCAGATTTATCCGGGCAGGCAACGTCCACCGCTTACCCCTACGCCTTAAAGGAAGCCCAAGCACTGTGTCAAGATTGGCAAATATATACTCATAATCAATAGAACCCATGCTACTTAAAATTACGCCATCCCTGTTTCATATCCCTAAAGAAATCCTTCAACGTATAACGATAACCGTCAGGATATCCTAGAAAATCAGAAAGGCATGAAACATATCCTCCAGGCTTACGTCCACTCGTCCATCGGTACACCATTTCGGCAGGAACCATAAACACAAGAAGAACAAATAAAATGTCAACGTATATGAGAAACATGACAAAACGAACAAAGCATCTCATAATCATTCCTCCACATCCCCTAAAAGAAGTTTCTTCGCATAACGCAACGCAAACTCCCAATTGTAATAAAACGTACCTAGCAAATCAAAGAACAGGCTATACACGGCATCCTTGTCACCATCGGGAACGGAATACATGATATCATCCATCGTACGGATATCATCACTGAACCTGGCATTCTTTGTCGTATAACGCCACAAACCGCCAACGGCAAGTATCTTGGCGTGTTCATAAACATGACCGTCAATGGAATATACATCACAAACGTAATCATTAAACCAATCCTCATTGTCAAGCACACCACTAACAGGGCTTGCCGACAAAATCATATTAACAAACACACCAAAATGACAATACTGCTCTATCTTACCCGAATCATTGTCAAACTCAACCTTGAAAGCATCCTTGCCGCTCTCATTAATACTGCAAACCATGTCACTCACGTAAAGCGTCTTTAACCACTGGCTGAAATTATACCTTTTCAAACCAGTCCTGTTACGGGATTCATTTATCGCACACTGGGCATCAGACACACATACATACCAATCAGAAGTAACACGAATACTTCTATCAAATAAAACAATCTCTTTATTATCCATACACAATAAAATTTTTCAGCAAAAATACATATTAAAGTAATATGGTAAAAACAATAACAGTTAAACAATATTAAACAGATAACCTAATCTCCTTCCATTTTTTAGCTTTTAACAAACCAACACGGACAGCTTCATTGTTATTCCATTTAAAAATGTCACACATAAGAGATATATATTCATGGATCTTATCTCTATACAACAACTGTTCTTCTGTTGCGTGTTGCCAATCTGTCGTTATACCACATTCTTCTTTTATCATAGTGCACAATAATGACATAGCTTTTGAGAACTGGCTTTTATTGGAACAATTATTATACAGCGCACCAGTCATTTCTTTAAATGAATCACCGCTATCATTACGATATTCAAGAAGTTTGTCAAATAACCATTCATACACTTCAACTTTCAACTTTGGATTTATCGCCAACGCCAAATCCAAGAATAAAAAAGGATGAACCCATGTATGATGCCCTCTACCCCTTCCGCTGATAATAGCAGTACCATATTTTTTTTCTAACTCTACAATAAACTCCCTTGTATTATTGCTTTGCCGCCACTCATGCCATGAAAACAAAGATTTACCATTTTTTAAAAGCCAATTATTACCAGCTTTAATCAAATCCGTAGCAGAATACATTCCACTATCAGAAACAGTTATTTTTTGACCAAAAATAGATGTATCCATATCAATAAGTTTTATATAACTCGAAATTATTATCCATAATACATTTATAGACTATGCCAATAAACTTTCCAATATTAACCTTGTTGTCTATTCTAATGACCTTATACCCCTTGCCTATTAAAAAGTTGGTTCTATTGATTTCATCAATTGTATCATATCCAATATGTCTGTTTTCATCTATTTCAACTATAATGGATTCATTAATTAAAATATCAACACAATATGGCTCTATAGGGTACTGCCTTTCTATCGTAAAATTAATTCCAGATGATTCCATAAATGATTTCAATTCAAAGAAAAACTCACTTTCGTCTATTTTTCTCAAAGATATATCAGAATCAGAAACTAATCCTTGGACAAAAAGCTCGTGTATAAAAAACTTTTTCTCGAACAAAGAAAGCCTATAAGACTTAGATATCCATTCTTTAATACATTCTCCATTAACAAGGACACAACTTCCTCTTCCCTTTTTACTAGGACGAATTATGTTATCTTGATTAAGACTGTTTAATTCAGTATGTTTAAAAGAATTACTTCCTATAAACACATTAAAAACAGACGATTTAAACCATCCATCTTTAACACTTTCTACTTTTACATTATTAAATGTATATTCCATATCTCCTTTTTTATGCAAAGATATGGAATATACATCAATAAACAAAACAAAAAGGGTATTTATTTATCATAAAACAAACCACCTTTAAAACGGCAAATCCTCCTTCATTATATCATCAGCCTGTTGCAGAAGGTATTCGTCAGGATTATACTTCCGTCTTAGGACAATCTGGAACATTCTGTTCCTATTTTCATCCCACGCGGAAGTGACGGAATAGCCTTCCTGGCGTATCATGTCAACCATCTTTCTCTTGCTGTAAGGTCTTACACCACAGTCAATACAATATGCACTGTATTTCACATACAGGTCACGGTCACGGATAGCCTCAAGTTCAATTCCCCCATCAGCATCATACCCCGAATCGTAAAGATAGGACAGGACACTGTTGGAATCACGTCTGGCATTCTCCGTAACGGATTCTATCGTGTAGCTTCTCGTAAACTCACCTTTATTCTTAACAAACCGTCTTGCACCCTCTATAATCCAGTTTATGATAGCTGCCGATTCCTTTGACAGCTTCAACGGAAGCGACCTGTCCTGTTCCGATTCCTTGAACACACGATAGAACGGAATGACAAGAGAGCGTCTGAAATGACCATAAGTCTGGTCCGAAACGGAAGGCATCTTGTTAAGGTTGGCCATGAAAGGCGGCATCATGTCGGCAAGGAAAGGCTCACCGAACGGAAGGCGCGCCATAGTAGGCTCACCAGAAATGAACTTCTTGTATTTTCCACCGCTCACATCCTTCCCACCCATCTCGGAAGCATAGTTGAGCAGCTTGCCGTTTATCATAGCTATATTGTACTCGCACGTAGACTTGTCACCAGACAGATCAGCCATCTCCATATACGACACATTGTCTTTCCCCAGGGCATTGACAACAGCGTCAAAGAACACCGACTTACCGTTACTACCACAACCGAGAAGGTAACACATCTTCTCCATCTTGATCTTCTTCCTGTCAACAAAGGCACACCCCACAAACTCCTGCAAGGCATCCTGTGTGTCCTTCACCGGGATCACATCGTCCAAAAACTTCTCCCACAACGGGCTGCGCGCCAACGGGTCATAATTGATATTGATACGTATGCACGATTCTATCATGGGCGAGAAATCGAACGTTTCCATCGTTTCCGTGTCAAGGACACAATTGTCAAACGTGATGAAGTTACGCTTTGGATTGAATATCTCATGCGTCACGTTCTTCACGATGGTACGGTAGAAACGCTCGCTCGTATCGGTCATGTACAGTTCGCTAAGACCGTTTATCCGGCACAAGTCCATACACAGGCGCATCAGATCCTCCTTCATCATGGGAACGAATATCTTACCGTCAAAAGCCATGATAGAACCGCTCCTGTGGCGTCTGAAATTGCACTCCCTGCACGCATCGGCTATATCCATCTCGACCATAGCGGATATGGAACGCTTCCACTCGCCTTCATCCCTTGCTTTACGGAAACCGCGACCACCGCCCTTGTCCGCCAGCTTGCCCATAACGGAATCAAGGATGTATTCATAAGAAGCCTTTGCAGATTCAGCGACAGTCATTTTCCCCTCCTTTCTCTACCGATCCTACCGATCCTACTAATCCTACCGATTTCTCCCGGTCCACAACCTTCCCGAACATTACAACGGGATACAGGTCATAATCGTCCGTTGATATGTCAGGGCGTGCGTCCATATCGTCAAGGGAAGAGTACACGTCCGCGATGTGCTCCAGTTTCCTGCACACGATGGAATCACGTCTTATCCCGTAATACTCTATAAGGTCAGCCATGTACTGTATGGTAATGTCCTTGAACCATGTGAACGCATCGTCACGTGTCCTTGCCCCGTCACAGCAGGTATTGAACGTGTACCCGAAACGCCTCATCTTCACGAAGTAGCTGTTCCTCCACAACGATACCGACTTGTCCATCTCGCTCCCTGCATTGCGTATGGCGGTGACGATGCTTCCCGGCATGAGCGCGCACCGTGAAACGCGAGCGGCGGAAGGCTTCCCGTTCGCCCCGGTCCCATCCACCATATCCACATCTGGCACGAACCTTAGATCATCCACGCTCCTTCCGCCCACAACGGACGTGTCATGCCGCATAAGGTAGTCTGCATCCACGATATGCCCGTACTGTCTTACCTGGTCCTCGCACCACGAAGCAAATCTCCTTAACGACCGTTTCCACTCGGAAGGAAGCACATACCCGTACCTTGCACATATCTCCGCTATATGCTTCCTCTCCTTCTCCCATTTTCTCTTCATCTTCCTCTCGTACTCCAGCACCTCACCCTCCACGCTGACACCAGCGACCTGTGCAGCCATAGACTTTGCAGTTAAAGGTACGGGCACACGCTTGATGAATGACGCTTCCGACACGAACACAGCCTTTGTTCCGTCCTCCAGAGGCTCGTCAAGTTTAAGACAACAGTGACGATCCCGGAAGCTGACGAGCGTAACCCACCCGAACAGCCACGTCTGAACCCTCATTCCCTTGTACCAACGTTCCCTGTCGGGCATTGCATCGGACAGGCATACGACACGCCTTGATTCGGGCAACCTAAGTTTAATCTCTATTTCTTCTTCCATATTTTACCTGATTTCACCTGCAAATATAGCGCAAAAAACAATACGAAAACTAGTAGTTAAATTAATTAACTACAAATGTTTATGTGATTAACAAATACGTGTCAAGGAAGATAGTTTATCTTTCTTTACACAAGATTTTTTACTTTCACGTCCACAGTATTATTTGAATAGGAAAAGTAAAAAATATTGATTGTTGTTATTTTTTACTTTTGTAATAATTTTTCTCATTTTAGTTAAAATGATTTAACTATATTTTTTTATTTAATTGCTATTTTCTACGTTAAGAAATGTAAAATTGACTTAATTTAACATAAAATAAAAAATCTCAACACCGATAGTTGCATATGCAACTAATTGATTCGGGAAAATTCGTAAAAAACCTACGAAATTCGTTGATTTTTCGTAGACTTCGTAAACTCTTCGTTTTTCAACACTTGTCAAAAAACTTGCGCAAATTAGTGGTTAAATGGCTGAAAACAAGCTGTTTAGTCTTGTAAAAAAAAATTGAATCGTAAATCTTTGAAAATTTACTCTCTATTAATTTGCATATTAAATGTTAAAAGTAATATATATATACAACATATACATACACGTACACCTTACATGCTCTATTACAATACATATACACGTACATCACATATACGACACATACACATAAAACACCAAAACTGCATACGTAATTTAGTATAGATACATATCAAAACGACGAAATCAACGAAGAATACTGTAAACCAATAACTTATACTGCAAAAAAAGACATAAAAAATGCAACCACACCTACGAAACACACCAAAAAACCTACGATTTTCGTAACTTTTTATGTAAAGATTTATCCGATTTTGTTGAAAACTACCGAAAATACACATCCAAAACGCAAAATCAGCCATCCGAGCAAAATTTGGAGAAAAAAAATTTTTCAGAAAAAAATTTATCGGGAGCGACACACCCACCGCGAAACCTCCACAAAAGGGGGTATAGCACTGATTTACAGGTAATTACACGCGTTTATCTACTACGTTTCTCAACGTTTGTAAATAAAAATAAATTCTTTTCTACGAGAATCGAATTTCGAAATCTTTACAAATAAAATATCTTTACAAGTGACTTCTACGAAGATTTCGTAATTCCCTCATTATCAGACACTTACAAACAGATTTAACACAAATTAACATTGAAAAATATTGAAATTAAACATAATATTAAGCTAAAATAGGTCTTGCATGGTCGGATCTATTAATATTATGCAATATTAATTTAAAATATGTATATAAACTGTATTGATTTTGGAAAAAACGAGCTTAATTTATAATGAATGTTAATGAAATATACAAGGTAAATAAGTTTGTTGTATGTTTGCAGTGTCGGAAGGACAAAGCGATATATGACATATTGAAACAGCTTGCCACGGTGAGAGCGTGGTACAGATCCGCAAACAGGAAATAAGCGGAATATTAAATAGCGGTGCAGCTAGCCACGATGCAGAAGTACGGGTATCCTTGATAATGGAGATAGGAACTTAGTGCAATATGCGAATAGCTTTCCTAATACAATATAATGTATGTGCGTGTGTATCCTATACGTAAGTCTTAATACTTGTCTGTTAGTCACGGTTGGTATATATAAGCCGTAAAAACATACATACGCGCATACTGTAATGTAGCTACCACCCTGTTTTTGTGGTTGGTAACGGTTACAAGCCCGTATAGATACAGAGTACAGTATATAAACTTAATACATTATATATGGAAGCAAAGAGGATCTCACAAAGAGCGGTTAAAAACATGATTAACGGCAACACTGCATTGCTGCATATCGGTAACTTTGATACGGGGAAACGTACCAATTTAAAGCGCGCGGTTAGCGAATGTGTATATACTAGTCGGTTGTATTATAATAAGGAATTGCAATCGGATAACGAAAAGATAGAATACTTAGTATATAGTCAACCTTATAGGGTGTTTAAAGTAGAACTATATGAAACACATATTGCAGCGTTTAACGAATACACTGAGTACCACATTAATTTTGACGATACAAGCAAGTATTACACATTGGTTATAAGTGGCATGCAGTTTTTGATCGTGTCAGATTTAGGGTGGTGTAATATCTACCAGGTGTTTGATAGCGTGGTGGAAGAACTGGATAAAGATCCTTTGTTTAAAGAAATTAAACAAAGCGGCGTAATAACAAAGGATCAGATACAGACATTAAAAAAACGCTCAAACGACTTGCGGCGTAATGTTATTAATTACAATTGGATGGATCGTGTTGGGAACGGATACGGTATACCGTTGACGGAGGAACAAGGCGCTAAGGAACTAGACTGGATAAAGTCTTTTGTCGGAAAAAATATATATCGTTATAAAGATATAGAGATCATAAAAAATGCATCTCCATCTGATTTTGTTTTTAAAGGCTTCTATAATAACGGTATAGGGAATTGGTGTAATTACTTGCCAATATACGAAATAAACGGTATAGAATATGTACCAATGTCACAACCCTATATAATTGGAAGATATGAGTAAAAAATACAAACTTACTGTAGAGTTACGCGCGGGACATGGGAAATAATTATTAACAATTAAATATTACAATTATGGAAAGATACGATTATTTAAGAGCAATTAAAGAGGACGTTTTAAACTATATCAACGAAAACAATATAGTAGTAACCTCCGAAAATAGGGACGAAGTGGAACAGGATCTTAATGATACACTGTTTACATATGATAGCGTAACAGGGAACGCGTCAGGGTCTTATACGTTTAACACGTGGACGGCTGAGGAATACCTGTGTCACAATTGGGAACTGTTAGGGGAAGCGTTAACAGAGTTCGGGTGCGATATGAGCTATTTAGAGAAAGGTGCAGAAGCGTGCGACGTTACAATACGCTGTTATCTGTTAGGGCAAGCAATTTCTGAAGTATTGGACGAAATAGAAACAGAAGAAGAAGAATAAAACGCGCATACGCAAGAAAGTCACTGTATCGAAAGACCTCTTGTAAATTAATGGTTTTAAAAACGAATAACGAACAATTAAAAAAATACTTACAATTATGAAAGCAAAGAATTTATCTTACAATGTGACAAAATATTACGTAGAAAACGGAATAATCTACAAAATGAACGTGCGTATAAGTTTGGGTGACTGTTGCAAAAATGGTGTATGTGATTGGAGTATCACGGCCGACATTTACGAAAAACGTAGGAACGGGCGTTTCGTTTTGTGTGCTAGTGATTGTTGTCACGAAGAAATATTAAAGTGTTTTCCACAGTTTAAAACGTTTATTGATCTACATTTGTGCAACCATTACGGGCAACCAATGTATCCCGTTGAAAATGGAGTATATCACCTTGTAAACAGCGATAAAAAAAAGGCTATAAACTACCTACGTATCACTGAAACAGAATACGATATACTACGTGATAGTGTGGAAGATAAGGAGTACTTTAAATACCTACTATACACCCTAGGAATTGTAGACCGTTGGAAGCAAGAAAGTTTGAAAGCTATAAAGCAATTGGAAGCATTGACGGGTAACACATGGGAAAACCCGTATAAACCCGAAAATGAACATTTTGCATTAAAATTGACGGACGAAGAACGTACACTAACTGAAAACAGAATCAAAGACGGATATTATACTAGTGAAGCCATACAGGCACGGGAAGACCAGAAAAAACGTGAAGAATACGAGAAGAAACGCAATGAAATAATTGCAGACTATGAAAAAGAAATACAAAAAGCGGAAAACAGGAAGCTAGTTAGGTTAGCCGTTCTTGACACCGGGATTCCTCTTAAAAACGTGATATACTACAATCATACCAATGAACTTGCATTTAATTGGAATGATTACGAAGAAAAAGTAACACAAGAACAATTTGACAAATTTGTAAATACAGTTGACAAAAATAAACTTCCTAAAAATATAACCTTTAAATTAAAATAATAATGAGAACGTTTTTTGCACAAGTGGAAACAAGGTATCGGGCTATTAAAAATTGCCCGTTTACCCCGGCACGTGTTGTCAAGGTTTTTGGCGGTTATATGTGTTTTGAAAGTGATAATGATTATAGAGTTTGGAAAAATCAAAAGTAAATAACTATGATCGAAACATTAATACTATTAGGTTGCCTATACTTGTCTATACGGGTAACTGATTATATCGAAAAACAGAAACAAAACAATAACAATTAAAAACGTAACATTATGGAAAGAAGAAACTACGTACCCAATTTGCTTGCAATGTATATACGCAATACGCGGGAAATATACGATATTACGGCATGGTTGCAAGATACCCTAATCAAAAAAATAAACAAGGGCGTGCAGCCACAGGTAGAACACCTTGCAAATTGTAGCACAATGAAAACCATAATCAGGGAAGCCGTCAAACTGTTATACAAGTATGACGGAATAACACCCACAAAACAGGAAAAACAGGAAGCGGCCCGGGAACATGCTAAATATATCCTTGATAGTGTGCAATACTTCATTCAAAACGCCAATAGAGGGTAAAATAAAGCCCTATATTAAAAGATCTAAAACAATACCGATATATCACCCATAAAAACAAAAACATTATGATACAGGTAACAGTAAAAAACAGCAAAACAGGTAGCCAATATATTTGTAAATCGGCAAGAAGAACGGTAAAGAATATAACATATAATCATATAACTTATCATTTGATATGCAGACATAAAGATCACCCGTTTTTTAAACAGTTTTACCACGGTCCAAAAGGTATATATATAGATTCACCACGATACAAGGAAATAGAAGCCCTAGAAAAACCTATCTGGAATACACCGATACACGAACTACTAGAGCTAACCACCACGGAAACACCCCTAGACGGACGTACCAGATACGCAAAACAATTACCCGTATATAATGTAGACGTATTAGCGGAACTCACCTATTAATCAATCAAAAACAATATAATTATGATACAATTTACTATTAACAGTTTCAGCCATGGCCTAACAGGCCGCCCGTACAATTCAATTAAAGACGCTATACAAGACGGTGGTAGTTACTCCGTTTGGTGTAACGAAAAGATTAAACTAGCGTTTAGTTTTGGGAACGGCACGGAAAAAGATTTTAAAAGATATTGCAAAGACAATAAGTGTAAAATTGTGAGTGAAAGCGAATTTTATTCTTTGCCGTTGAATGAGTAAAAAACACATATTCAATTCATTCATGAACAATTAAACCTTTACAATGATCTATAAAACATAATGCAGCAATGAAAAAACAAAACTTACAAAAAGAATTATATCCTATCCTTGAAAACGAAAGTATTCAGATCGGAACGTTTAAAGCTAGTAGAAGTATTGATACATTGGATATTGTCAAAGAAAATATCAAGTTTTGGAAAAGCTATAACGGGCACAAGTTACCCGAAAAACAGGCTAAACGAGCGTATTATAACGGCACCATAACGCAAAACATAATCAAACTGTACAGAGATACGCCCGAATTGATTAAGTTTGTAAGAGAGCACGCAAACGACTATAAAACGTTAAATCGAAAGGACGTACCTAGCTGCATAAATATTGATCGTAGGCGGAGTGAACGTTATTTTTCCGTATATATCGAAAAGTTTGGGAACGTGCGTTTTAATGAAGTGTTAAGAGTTTTCCCATTATTACCAAAAGCATATTTGAACGAGTAATGAAAGTAATTAGAGTTTTAAAGAGAATGCTAACCGATTCAGATATAATAGATCTGTACGGTATGTATTGTGATTTTTATAAAAATATACAATAATTTAGATAGCATTTTACGCAATTTGTTAGTTGCTGGAAACATTGTAACCGTATCATATGAACAAATGAGAGAGAGATACGCAAAGAACTGGGCTGATTTGTTAAGCCTGTCATTTAGGGAATTAAGATAAATAGGATTGCCCGGTATGGAGAACAACGAATAGAGCGATACTATTACCGGGAACTAATTAATAACTTAAAAACGAAAAGATATGAATATTATTACAGATAAGGCGAAAACTCCTGCAAAGCTACGTTATAGGGTGAGCAATAACAGCGGAACAATAAATAAGGAGTTCGGCAAAAATCAACAAGCGGCCTATGACTTTGCAAACGAGATGAAAGAAACGGCAACCATACGCGGATATTTTGTTTTTAAACATAGAGGGCAATGGCAAACGAATACGGTATTCATTGATCATGTATTTAAATAACCAACTATCCCGGCGTGGAGAACAACAAGCGGATCGCCACCGCCGCCGGGAACTATTTATTAACTTAAAAATAAAAAGACATGGAAAGTACATTCAAGTTGTTAGCTACTGACAGACAGGCGCAAATACTATTCAACAACTATTGCGTTAAACTGATGGAGTTCAAAGGGGATAAAGAAAGTTATCCAGAAATGAATATAAATAATGAAATAATTTACCCGTGGCGTGTTATATTACGGCATAAAGAAGAATTAGGCAAACTTCGTGGGGTGTATTCATTTGAAAAACTTGTAAGTATCATTTGATTTAAAAATAATCATTATGAAACGAATTGAAATTTTGGCTTTATTATCATTAAGTCTATCATCATGTAGTGAATACTTCGATAAACAACAAAGTAAGAATGAACTAAAGAAAAAGTATTCTTTCGCATTAAATTACTATGTTGAAAGATTGTCCGTTATTTGAATCATACAGAGATAGTATCAACAAGTACACAATACTTTCAAATGAACTTGATTACTAACTTAAAAACAAAAGAATATGGGAACGAGCAATCATCTAAGTATTAAGCAAATTATTTGTTTTAACATTATAGCGGCTGAAAAAGTTGCCGGGAATATATGTCAAGGTCTTGCTGTTAAGCTAGGGAAAGCGTTTATATACGATAACCGTGATATTGATGTCAATGAAATCTCATACATTAGCCGACAATGCGAAATTGCGCTTCAAAATATATCCGAATTAGGTCTTACGGAAGCAAAGAACAATGAAATGAATAATATAATAGCTAAATATAATGGGAACGAACAATAAACAATACATCCTGGAAGGACGGAAATGGGATGTGATAGAGAGTGTTGACGGATATTTTTCTGGGGAAAAGAACGGAGTAATCATACAAGGAACGACAATGAGTGATCTGTATGAAAAATGTAAATCTTTTGATATAGCTTCGGTTATGGAGAAGATTAAGACGGGTGATAATCTGAACGACTGGGAAAAACGATTAATAAAAGTTAATAAAAAGTTGTTGGTAAACCAATAAACTATATCTTTGCCGTATGAGAAAGAAGTACGTGGCATATTATAAGAAATGTACAATAGAGGTCACAGGAGAAAAAGACTTCATGTACCGAATAATAAAAGGTGAACGGATGGATCTTTTTGTTGATATGTTTTACAGGTCTACAACTGATGCGTTAAAGGGTGCAATGAGGTGGGTGGACAATAATATTATAAAGGAGTGAATTTATGCTTTTTGGAATTGTTTTTGCTATGTTAATGAAAGCTATATGTGGAAATATGTTGGACGATTGATGATTGTCATTGTATGGCTTATTGTGTTACAGGTCTTGTCTGAATGTTAATTATGAAATATTTAAGAATACATTTGATTATATGGTGTTTGCCTTGTATAGCTTACACAATGTTCGAGATTTCAGTATTTTTGGCGTTCAATATCATCTCGTTTATATGGGAGTTTAAGTTTGTTAAATGGAGTTCCATATTTTATGCCAAATATACATGGAACGGCACTCCTTATGTAGACCGAACCCCTTGGGATACCTTTAAAAGGCATTATTCAGTTATATTATAATTTAAAGAAAAAATGATAATAGGGATGTTTCATTCATAAAAACAATATAAAAGCTATGAACAAAGAAGAATTTCAGACAAAGAAAAATGATATCAATTCAAAAATAAGGAAATTGAAAAGTCAGAAAATTAAGTTGGAAAAGGAGTACATTAAATCCAATGCGAAGTATCCTATCGGAAGCAAGGTATGTATTACTACTCCTGCATCCACATATATAAGATTAGATAACCATGAAAGTGTTGTTATTCCTGAAAAAAAACAATACGCCTATATTAAGGGTTATAATATTGGTTTTTATGATACCATTGACCCATTGTTTAGCAAGGTCAAGAAAGATGGTACCATGTCGGATGTGAACTTGTATGTTAATCTTACGAATACTACGATAGAACTGGTAAAGGAGTAATTGTTATGGCAAAGGTAATGAATTTAGGATCGCATGGCTTTACAGAAGAGAATAACGGCTAGGAAAACTCCTAAGTATTGTAATCATTATAAAAAGAATAAAATATGACTAAGAAGATTGCTGTTGTAGGTTCAATGATAAATTCATCCGAATACCTTCTATTCAAAAATTTGGAAACAGGATATTCCCTTGAACGTTATGATTGTGTTGAGGAAGCTAGAAACAGTGATTGTGATGCTGTTATAGTAACGGATAAGGATAGTATTGATTATGGTGATAAAACGCATATTTTGATGAATTTCGATAAGCCTATTATCGGAAGTGACTGTCTTTATATTCATGAATCAATAACAAAATTCCGCGTCAAGGATGATAGGTGTATCAACAAGCAGATTGCGAAACGTAGAAAAAGAAACAAGAATCATAAAACACATAGGAGAAAGAGGAAGTGAACACATTTTACGGAATCAGCTTTGTAATATACTTTATATTTATCACCCTTGTATTGACCACATTCATATATGGTTTGAAAAGGGATGAATATAAGTTTGGGAAGTGGGCAATTATAACATCATCCTACTTTATATTTGTAATTATTTACACATTTTTTGTTTTACGGTTATGAATAAGGTGGAAGTAGGAACCCTTGACATGGGCGAACTGTTTGAACACAGGGGTGTGATATATGAGGTCTTATACAAAACGGATTATTGTGTTCGTTGCCAATACCCTAACGACAAATATCGTTACAGGGATATATGGAAATATCTATATACCGAATTTAGTTTATGGACAAAAGTTAATAAATTATGAAAACACTGGTTTTTGATGTAATGCTTGACGGGCGATTTGTACATACATTCAGATACCAATACTGCCCGTTATTCCCGATAGACGAACAGGAACTGGAGAAGTTTGTCACCGACAGGCTTCCTACATTGAAAAGTAAAGATTTTAAAATAGTATTTTGATATGAAACAGACAGTAAAAGAAGCAGCGAAGGAAAATATCCTATTTAATCATAGGACAGTTGATAGAACTTTGTTTGGTAAAGATTTGGCAAAGTTTGGAGAGATTAATTTCGTTCAAGGTGCCGAATGGCAGTCAAAGCAATCACCGTGGATAAGCGTTAAGGAACGGTTGCCAGAAGAGTTAGAAAGTGTTTTGGTTGGGACTAATTACGAGGGCAGATATTATTACGAAGTAGCTTTTGTAATGAACGGGAAGTGGGTATGCCA